CCTCGTCCTTTTCGATGTCTATCAGCGACAGGGGCAACCATACGGCGTTGCTCTCCTCGCCATCATCGGAAACCAGCACAGCGCGCTCGGTCCTATGGTGTACATGTAATTCCAAGTCAATCAGTTCATTGCTCATTTTCTGCTCTCTCTCGAATAGCCTGCATGATCTCAATTACAACCGGCCAAGGGACGTCTACAATAATTTCTGGAGCATTTATACCATGTGACCCATGTACGCAGAAACCCGTTCTTGTTTTGAAGCGACCACTATACGTCTTGCGAGTGTCTTCACTTGGCGTCAGCGCCTCGACATAACGGTCGATGGGCGTGGCTTTCAAAATGCGTAGACCCGAAAGAAACTTCTCGGCGTAACTATAAAATTTATTCCTTACGCCATTCAGCTCTGCGTCCCAAACGCGCCCTATCTTATTGTCATAGAGCCACTGGGCAACGTATTCCAATGCAGGATCAATTGTTTTCGCCTTTTTCTTATTGTTCTTCAGCTCTTCTATTATTATTTGTATATCCTTACGATACTTGTCCTTAATATGATCCCCTGTTCTAGCCCAATCATCTTTCATCATCGAATAAAACAACTCAGCGGCACATAATTCTACGAGTTCTTCCAAACTCGTGTCAGTTTCCGACCATTTTTTATATTTCTTTATTACAGGGTTCATAATGTTATAATACTTATATTTTATTGTATTATCTGCACTGTCCCAACATTGGCCATTCATGATTATATAAAGTCGCCGTGACGCCATCTCTAATTCTGGGTATTCAATTTTCATCTTTTCTCTCCATTTTCCGCTGTTGATTAATTTCCGGTGGCACCGGCTCTATGTGATCCGGGTTCACACACATGCTGAAGTGACATAGGTGGTCGCGATGGTATCCCGGTGGACATGACTTCTTCCCTATCACGTCACATGCGAACCGGTGCGCCCGCACGGTCCTCTTGCCCAGGTGAAAGGACCCATACCATTTCCTGTTTCCCTTCCCCCGCGATCGTCCTCCTGTCCAGAACCAACATCCGTTCGGCAACTTGTCGACCTTTGACATAAACCGTTTGATATCGGCTTCTGTTGCATACAGCATCATGCATCACTCGTAATGTGCAACAGCGACACGACCACCATTCCGCCGATCGTGTACGCCTCGGGTTCTCGGAGCCACATCAACACTTTGGCTATAGTGCTGTAGTCCGGCACCTCCCCTTTTTCAATGCGACACAGCGTCGATGGGCTTATCCCCATCTCCTCGGCAGCCTTGCGCAGGGAGTAGTGCTTTTTTTGTCTGGTGTTATGTAGCGCTTCTCCCAGTTCCTGCATCATAATCTCCCCGTGATCTTGTCGCCCCAATGAAACGGCGGCGGTGCGCCCCACCTTGCTTCGTAGGATACTCGAATGTCGTCGTAAGACTCTTTCAGCTCTCCGAGACTGATGAGCTTGTGCTCGTACGCGAAGCGCAACCGCAGCAGGTGCAACACGTAGGAGTGCGCCGCGAGGGCACATGATTTCCCACCTCGGCGGGAGGCGAACGCTATCGACGTCACTTTGTGCGGTTTGAAATTATTCAGTAATTTCACTTCGTGTCTCCTAATATCTCTTTCCTCAGCCGATAGTAGCTCGATTTGCTGATTTGGAAGTAGCCCCTCAAATCCTCAAAGGATTTGTCCGTCAATATCGCCGCCCTTATTCGATCCATCGCTGCGGGCGGCATCATGTCTTTGCGCAAGCGCCGCTCCATCGCTTCATACTTTTCAGCCTGCATCTTTTTCAACACGTGCGCGGGCGGTAATGGCTGCAGTTTAGAAGTGATGTCCGAGTAATTCCTCCCGGACCTTACGTGCGCCACCGTTGATTTGCCGATCCCAATGGACTTGGCTATCACCATCTTCGGCCATCCTTTGCACAGCATCTCCCAGATCTTGATCACTTCTTTTTCGGTCAACGGTGCACCGGGTTTCCGTATCACGTCCTCCTGCCAGTTTATAACCCGCCATTCTATGTGGTTTGGGTTCATGCACCGGTCGAATGGATTGATGCATTTCATACAAGCCCTGTGATGCTCCGGGAATTGTCCTGTTACCCGTTCACACATGTAATCGCGGGCATCAACCTCCCTATCCGAAACAAGGGCTATAACCGGGCCAGTCCTTTTTTTAGACCACGGCCAAACAAAACACTCGTTACCTATAATGTCTCGGCTGTCTAAAGCCCAGTGCAACCAATCCACTGGATCTATTTCCTTGTAGTCCCCACTTAACTCGTACATGTTGGCGTCTCACCCGAATAAATGACAAGGCACCAGCGCCTCATCTATAGTATAGCACAGGGACGAGGCGCTGTCTATGTTGATTTATGAGCCATGGTGCAGTGCACTTGTAGACGTACTACAGCATATCTACGAATAAGTGCTCTAGAGTATGTCCAGAGACAGTTTCCATGTGCTGCATAGTATCTCAAAAATATAGTTTCTCCGTCCCTTATAGTATCTCTTAGGCCAGCACGGTTTCCGACGACCATGTACCCTAGATACCACAGGTATGGTGACTCGGAGAGGTCATTACTCTGGCACACGTACCGGTTGCATGACATAGTCCGAAGTTGTACCCTCTGGCAATGAGGTCCGGGAGTCGGTATACCTGTGGCGAGAGGGTAGGCTCGTAATCGGAAATGGTGCTGGCCTAAGAGATACTATAGAGCACGGGGAAACGGGGGGTCTGAGATAGTATGCGGGAGGGTGGAAACGAAGGGGGAGATACTATAAAGGAACGAAGGGGTTAGCGAGGGCAAGGGCGCAGGAGCGGCGGAGGGACGCGGCGTAGAGGGGATTCAGTGGCCGAATAGAGGACAGTACAAAGTCCATAGTATCTTATCTCTAGGACTATATATACCAAGGTGGAGAGAGGGGGATACAACTTGCGAAAGCATTACAAAAAGAATCCTACGTTAGTATTACCGCCAGACCCCCCCGTAGCTACCTTGGGAGACGCGGCCCTAGACATAGGATACTGTGGACCTTGCTCTCTGTGTGCACTGCAGCAATTACATGCCCTCTGGAAACGCTCTCTTCATTCGGGTGTCCCCGTGTCCTTGATTCCCTCTCTCCTCTTCATTCGGCTATTCCGCGACGGAGGAAACTCGCTCCCTGTCCCCTTTGGCTATTCCGCGACGGGCCATTTCGGTATTCCGCGACGTCCCTTCGGTATTCCGCGACGTAATTTCGGTATTCCGCGACGCATTGTAATCGTGCCACATTGTTGCCACAATGCCACGTTACAGGCTTGCCACATGTTACCCGGCTGCAACATTGTTGCCACAATGCCACGTTACAAGTTTGCCACATGTTACCAGCGTAACACACTGTTACCCGGCTGCAACACCATGTTACCCGGCTGCAATATTGCATATAAGTTACGTTACCAGCCAGACACATTGTGTCCCTGTTATCACATTTCCGTGCTCCCATGGTTGCGGGCGCACCTGTGTGGCGCGCCCTCCTGTTTCACGTGGAACGTTTCCTCATCGCCATGGAATTATTGGCCCGGTTGTGCCTTCTGGCACTGCAACCATAGTTCCGCTGTCGCACTGGCCTGCTTCTTCGATGGCCCACAGCACGTCGTCCTCGTCCAGCTGCAGCAGCATAGCGGCCTCGGAAACGTCCGCCCCCGTGCGGGTTATTCGGATTTCCTCCTCCCCGGAGGCATTCCATACGTCGTAAATGTCGAACGTCATTTTGCAACTCCTTCGGGTATCGGCTTCGTTAGTTCGGCGATTGTAGCATCGAGCCGCTTCAACTGGGCCTTGATTGTGGCCATCGTCTTCTTCCACTCGCGGTCGTTTTCCATTTGCCCTGTCTCCTTATTACTCCTCATTCTACCATGGCGGATTGCCCATGTCAATATGTGTTGTATGCATGGCGATATGCACGGAATGCATGGCTGGAGGGTTGACACGGCAATCCGGATGTGGTAAGATGGGGGCACGGTCCAATGAAGCGAAGCGAGGACCCGGAGTCCAACTATGCCCGTGTAACCGAGTCCAGACGTAGCAATGCGTGTAATTACACATGTGCGCTGACACCATGGAAGAATGCGTGTTGGGACACTCGTGTAATTACACGCATTCGCTACAGCGATCACGGGGAAAGACATCCGGCGTCCCAGTGCAACGGCACCGATGTAAACATGCGTGTAATTACACGCATTTGAAGATTAAGGCATAGTTGGACTCCGGGTCCTCGTTGGACCGTACGCGTATTATACCATATAAGCGCTGGGCTGTCAATATCGTGAGCCATGCGTCGGACGCATGGCGGTATGCACGAGACACATACTTATGGCGCTTGACAGGGGGGTTTGGGTGTGGTAGAATAGGAACAGATCGGAGGGCAGGGTGCCACCGACAAACAGGAGACTAGGAACATGAACATCCATCACGCAACCGCCAAAAAGGCAGAAGCAAATGGCGTCATCCTCACTGTGGAAGCGGGCGACGTGATCCGGGCACACTGGGTGGAAGGCAACCGGGTTCTCATCGGCAACGATCCGAAGCAGGTTCTGGCTGATATGCTCGTCATCAAGATGGCCGCGATCGAATATCCGGCGATCAACATCGTCGCCGTGGCGATCGGCGAGTTCCAAGCCCAGATCGGTGAGGAAGTCGTGGCGGAAGCCAAAGACGCGCAGACGACACTGGCTCTCGCTCTAGAATATGCCGAAGAGAACGACATCGACCCCGAGGAAGGGGCGGAGGAAGCGGACGAAGAGCGCCGTAACGTTGTAGTCCCGGAGCGCTACAAGGAGGAATATAAGGCACGCGGCAACGCCAATCACTGCGGCGACTGGCTTGCAATCACGCTGGATGGCAAGTTCATCGTGACAACCGAAGGTGGTCCCCAGTTCGACGTGGACGGCTTCCGGAGATGCCTCGCGGCAAACGGCGTCGACATGACCGGCAAGTGGGCCGGTCTCCCGGAAAGTGGCCAGCGCGGATGGCAGGGCCGGTATCGGATGAACGGGCGGCAGAAACTCGAAATCCGGGTTGCAGAGACCGGCGAGCTGAAACTGGGAAATACCACCCTCAAGGCTCCGCTGGAAGCACTGGACGCGATGTGGGAGCGCCACCCGGAAGCAGCCCTCAAATATGCGGAGGCCCACGAAGAAGCAGCCTGATCCGACTGAAGCCCAGCGCCCCCTGTTTCACGTGAAGCAGGGGGCGAAGGCGTATCTGGAAACCAGCCGGTACTCATTCGGGTATTCGGGCATCCCTCGCCTCCGGGTCCTAGGCGCTGGGCCATCTTTGAACCGTAACTCCATTATACCACAGGGATCAACCCTTGTCAATATGTGTTGAGCGCATGGCGATATGCGTCGGACGCATGGCCGATCGACTTGACAGGAAGCGCTGGGCATGGTACAATAAGTAATCGATCAAGCAGGAGGACTAAGCAATGACGTCAGTAGCAACCGCAGTGTACCACGTCAAGTTGAATCGCCAACGTGTATACATCATCACTGAATTGGACGAATCAGCAGTGCGGGATTGGTGCAACCAGGAATTCGGTTCTAAATGGCTGCATAATCGCCTGCCCCTGGATGGGTTCGGCATAGTGGACGTGCTGGTACAACTTGGGAATGTGCCATTCGTGGGCTTCAAGCCAACTCAGATCGTGGTGCTTGCGGATGGCACAGTGATCAAGCTCAAGGCGTAGGATCAAGGGGGCGCTGGACGCGCCCCCACCACCAATCAAGCAGGAGACTAGAGTAATGGAAAGCCTGACGCAAAAGATCAAAATCGCCGGTCGTCGAGTCGCTCCCACTCTGAGGAAAGGCGACCCAGCTAAGTGGGCTGCTTATCAGCGCCTCACCAACTACGAGCAGCGACTGAAATGGCGTAAGGCCGTGGGTCATGCTGAATATTGCCGCCTTAGTCGCCTTGCATTTCACGGTTTCTTATAAGCTTCAGCCCGTCGCGGATTTTGGTATTCCGCGACGGGCATTCGGTATTCCGCGACGGGATTTCGGTATTCCGCGACGGGATTTCGGTATTCCGCGATGCAGCGGAGCAACAATGTTACTCGGAAGCCACATTGTTACCCGGAAGCCACGTTACCCGGGAGCAACAATGTTACCCGGAAGCCACGTTACCCGGAAGCCACGTTACCCGGAAGCCACATTGTGATCCGGAAGCCACATTGTGATCCGGAAGCCACACCACCGAGGGAGGGCGATCCAACATCCCCAAGCATAGCACGTCGGGACGCCGGTGTCAATACTCCCCGGACGCATGGCGGTATGCGTCGGACGCATGGCTCCGGGTACAATCCGGAGTTGCATATGCGAACCCCCCACAACCGAGCGAAGCGCGCAGCTCCCGGTTGCGCGCATTGGCGGCGTACAACCGGCTTCCGATCGCGCCCATGGTTGGACTCCGGGTCCTCGTTGGACCGTAGGAAAATCGTACCACATCCGGCTTCCCGAGTCAATACTCCCCGGATGCATGGCGATATGCGTCCCGTGCATGGTTTCTGGGGTTGCGTCGGCGATCCGGATGTGGTACAATGGGACATAGATCGAGAGCAGGAGATACGGACATGCAGAACGGATACATAGCGATGGCGATCCATACGAATTCCGACGGTAGCGGCAACCCCGGCGTGGAATATGGATGGGGTGCAACCGAACAGGCCGCTACCGATCGCCTATGGGAGCGCCTACGGGGGCAGGCATCCGAAATGTCCGACGACGAGGCCGAGATCGCGGCGCTCGTGGCGGAGTGGGAATTCGTCTGGGCGCTCCCGTTCGAGCAGTAGGAGCCATCCGGGGCGGTGTTCCACGTGGAACACCGCCCCGGAGTTGCATATGCGAACCCCCATACAACCGAGTGCAACCCGTACACCCGGAATTGCATGCATGTTCGTGTCTACAACCGGCTTCCGATCGCGCCCATGGTTGGACTCCGGGTCCGCCCGCTGGACCGTAGGAAAAGTATACCACATCCGGCTTCTCGGCGCAATCCCCGGAGCCATGCACGGAACGCATATCGCCATGCGTCGGAAACAGGTTGACACGGGCGTCCCGGCGTGGTAGGATGGGGTATCGATCGGGGATGGCCCGATCGGGCATCGGGAGACACGGACATGCAGCGATACGATATCTACAACCAGGACGGGCAGACCATCCGGATGCGGGGCGTAGGCATCCGCACCGCCGCGCGGATCGCGGCCATCGATCCGGACGACATCCGATGGGCGATCGACGAGGAGGCCCGATGCGATGGCGCGGGCATCGTGGTCGTGGAGGCCGGGGATCCCGCGCCCGGCGTATGGGACGGCCTCCCCGGATAGCCCGGACGCGCGGCGGGGGGCCATCCCCCGCCCCATCCCCCCTGTTCCACGTGGAACACGCCCCGAAATTGTGGGCATTTTCGTGTCTACAACCGTGGTCGAAATCGGCCCATCCCTCGCCTCCGGGTCCTCTTGCTTGCGCCGTCCTTGGACCGTATAAAAAGTATACCACGCCCGGATTCCCGTGTCAAGCCCAGAGGCCATGCGTTTCGTGCATGGCGGTATGCATTCCGTGCATGGCCTCCGGGCTTGACGCGGCGATCCCGGCATGGTATAATCGGGGATGATCGGGGATCGGCCCGATCGGGGATCAGGAGCTAGGGACATGCAGGCATACGATATCTACAACCAGGACGGGCGTACGGCGATCGCGCGGGGCATCGGGATCGATCGGGCGGCGGCGATCGCCGGGATCGATCCGGAGGACATCGGATGGGCCATCGACGAGGCCGGACGATGCGATACCGATACGCATACGATCGTGGAGGCGGGGGATCCCGCCCCCGGCCCGATGCCGGCCCCGTAGGCATCCGGGGCGCGCGGGGGGGCCATCCCGGCCCCCCGCCATCCGGATGGTGTTTTCGCGTTTTCGCGTTTTCGCGTTTTGCATTTTCGATCACAGTTGTAGACACGAAAACACATACAATTCCGGGACGCGCTGGGCGCGTCCCGATGCCGTCCTAGATCGCGCCCAGCGCGATGCGATCCAATATCGGGACCACATCCCAATGGGTATCCGGATGCGCGTGCACTCCGTCGCCCGATACCACCAGAGACGGCGATCCATGCCGGGTATCGTACGGATGCCACAACTGCCAGTGTTCGTCCGACCACCCGGCACACGCTAGGATCAGCGTGGGCGCATGTCCCCATATCGCCTCCGCCGCCATAGCTGCCCGGCGTGCGGTGCGCGCCATCTGGTCCGTATCGGGGGTGTCGATGGTCTGGATCGTATTCGTCATGTCCGTGTCTCCTGCTCTCGATCTATGCTCCATTGTACCACGGCAGACCGCCCGTGTCAAGCCCGGAAGCCATGCACGGGATGCATATCGCCATGCGTTCGACGCATATTGACGCGGGCGATCCGGCATGGTATAATCGGGGATAGATCGGGGATGGCCCGATCCGATCAGGAGATACCGACATGCAGACCGCTCCCAACACAACCGTCGCGCGCATCCGGGCCCTAAACGCGGAAGTTGCAGACCGGGCGCTATATATATCCCAGGCGGATAACGGCACGTGGGGCGTGTGCGACCGCTCCCAGCGCAACTCGGACGGGTATGTGATCCCGCGCCGCATCCGGGGCGCATCCGGATACCCGACGCTCCGGGAGGCCGGGGAGGCCGCCCGCACGCTATACGCCGCCCGCGCCCCCCGGTAGGGGGCGCATGCCGCCCGCGCGCGGGGATGGCCTCCCCGCGCCGGGACGGGCGCATGGCGGGTGCTGGGCGCGCCCCCCGCCAGAGGGCGCAAGCAAGATGCAAATGCAAGAGCACAAGCAAGATGCAAATGCAAGAGCGCAAGCAAGATGCAAGAGCGCAAGCAAGATGCAAATGCAAGAGCACATGGCCCATGGACTTGACAAGGCAAGCGTGCTATGGTACAATGGGGCATAGATCGAGAGCAGGAGACACCGAAATGCAGAACACGGACCACGCCAACAACGTAGCAACCATCGTCCTCGGAATTGTAGTCGCCATCGCACTGGTCGTGGCGGGTGGCTTTCTTGGGGCGCTGATCAGCAAAGGCGATCCCGATACGAAATGGGAATTCGGGATCGAATACGAAGGGACTGCGGCGATCCTCGATTACGACCTGTCGTGGGAAGACTGCGTCGCCCTCTGGGCCGGTTCCGACGATGGTGTGTTCTGCCGGGTCGCACAGTTCGAGGTGGAATAGAGCATCGGGGGGCGCATTGTGCCCCCCTACTCTGCGGTCGATATGTGTAATTACACGCATCCGAAAACGTATATACCAATATGTGTAATTACACGCATTCGCTACTGCATTATTTAATACACCAAAGCATTATTCCAGCTATACTTATAGCAAATACAAATTCACTCCACCCGATGATGTCGAGGACATTCATTCGGGTATCCCTTCATCAAGCGTTTTTGCAAGCATACGTATTAGTTGCACTTTTTCATTTACCCCACGGGCCAAAGGGTCCTTGATTTTCTCCATACGATTGGCTATATCATATAGATATTTCTGCACGTCTATGATACCATTCAGTCTCCCTTCTTTTCGAGCTTCTTCGATCAGTTTGTGAAAGTTCGTCTTATCCTCAACTTTTTCGCGATTTGTTACTGGCATCTAAATGTCCCCTAATAATTGGTTAATGAGGATTTCGAAAGCTATACGAAGTGCTTTCTCCATATCTTTGTCAGTAAGACCGTATTCAGGATCACTGATATATGAGGCTTGAGCAGCAGAGACTGCATTCTTCCATGCATTCTTCTTTCGGATTTCTTTGCGACGCCGTTGTTCTTCTTTTGTGGCTTCTGCAAGAATAGCTTCACGGATTATTTGTCTAGAGGACTCATGCATTTTCATTTCCTCGCAGGCTTTATTTGTTTCAGTCGAGCTTTGATAGCTTGATCGAGGTTTAATAACATACCTTCATGCCATTGAAACAGTATTGTTTGATATGGAGAGGGTATGTTGGACCCCTTTTTTGCTTGTTGAACTTCAAACCGGGATAAATTGACGTGTGTCACTGTGCCCATGGAGTTTTCATCATCGGCAAGTTCTCGCATAATATCAAGGGCACTCGCCAAGTCTGTTGTAGCGAAGGGATGAGAGGTTCTGACAACAGACTCATCAGTGTATTTATAGTACCAAGTGGTCTGTACTGCATATTGAGGCATATCTGTCAGTCCTTTTTCCTGGGCCACGGGAATTCTGAAGTAGGTAGATCACTTTCAGTGAAGTCATTGCTGCTGACAACAATTACTTCAGTAGGTCTATGTGCATAATGTGGCACTTTACCTTGCTCTTGTAGAGCTTGGGCGGCAGACAGTGAACTCTCGGAGATGATCCATTCCTCGAAAAAACTGTCGCCGTACCATGGACGAAGGATTGGACCAAATTTGTCGAAACAATATTGTAGGACGACTTGAAATTTAGCATCACTGATGATGAAGGTTTTAGCGAAATAGCCTTTTCCTTCGGTTGCGTCGAACCCGTGAGAAATCGAGTACACTTTCAGCAGCCTAAGGCGCTGGGCTAGTGTTCTTTTTGCCCGTTCATGAGATAGGCATTCAGCTTCAGTAGTAAATTCTTTACCATCATCAGCCACATACACGTTCTTGGTAACGGTCTTCATTTATTTGTCTCCTGTATTCGATTGTTCATTGTACCACATCTGAGCCGCTGACACAATAGTACTTTATACCACATACGTGCGCGCGAGTGGAAACGGGACTTCCCACCGCCCTCCGCCTGTGCTATACTGCAGGGTATGGAGCATGACTGGTTCATATTAAGGGTCCTATCAGGACAAGATGAAAGCGTTGAGGAAGCGCTGAGAACGCGTGGCTACAACGTTTATATGCCTTATTTGATTGAGTCACGACGTCATCGAAGACACAAGTGTTTGATAAATAGAGCAGTTCCATTATTTCCAGGGTATTTATTTGTATCATTGAATGCACATGGGAACTGGAGAGACCTAAACAGCGTCCGTGGAGTGCTTGGGCCGATAAAATCACAAGGTGATCCTGCATTGATAGAAAGTGCAGAAATCGAGCAAATAATGGAAGCAGAAGCGCTAGGGCGTTTTGAAAATACAAGAACGGTCCGAATGGGCTTTAAAGTGGGCGACAAAGTATCCTTCGAGGCATTCGGGGCTGTAGTAACAGCATTCGTGAAGTCTTTCGTAGGAAAGAGTGGTTTCGAGGTATCTGGAGAAGCTGGAATGGGGCATTTCAGTGCTACGAAATCATTCGATGAGTTAATTCCAGCATAGAACCTGTTCTGAGCGGGGGCGACAGCTTTCCGACGGGGTTCATGGCACAAGGAAGTATCCTTGAGTGCCACGCATGCTTGTATAGGAGTTTTCCGATATGTCAGAAAGCACTCAGGAGGCATTCGAAGAGCGTTTCGCTGCTCTCAGAATACCCGAAGAATATGTCGGATATGATTTCAAGACATGTCTGACGGCTATCGACAACATCGGGCCATATTTCAAAGAGGATGTCATTGCGGCGATCTACCATTCGCGCGGACATCTCGGCGAGATGGCTTATTTGCTTAATAGAAACAGGGCGCGGGTTCGCGATTATGTTTTTGCCAACCGAGACGTCAAAGAAGTATTCGATAATATCCGAGAGACTTCTGTCGACTATATCGAAAGGTCCCACATGACTGCTGCATTGATGGGAGACGCACAAGCGGAGCGTTTCACATTGACCACGTTGGGCAAGGGGCGCGGTTATACCACCCGAGTTGAGGCCACAGGCGAGGATGGTGGAGCTATTAGGTTTCAAGAGGTGGTCCGGAAAATTGTCGATCCTGTTGTACCTCCTTCGGATGAGGATAGTGCAGCCGATGAGGGCACCGATTAGTGGCTGAGCAGGTACTTAGGCTCGAAATTGAGACTCCTAGAGTTTTCGTACCTGCACTGCAGCCGTCCAGATATAAGGCCATCCATGGCGGCAGAGGCTCCGGGAAATCTCACTTTTTTGCTGAGAGGTTAGTTGAAAGAGTAGCATTTGAGGGTATTTCTGCAGTCTGTATTCGTGAGTATCAGAAATCTCTTGACCAGTCAGTTAAGCGCCTATTGGAATTTAAGATCAGGGCGCTGGGCTTGCAGTCTTATTTTAAGATTTATGAAAATAGGATCGAGTCAATAACTGGTGGTTTGATAATATTTCAGGGCATGCAGTCTCATAATGCTGAAACTATCAAGTCTCTGGAGGGGTTTGATGTAGCATGGGTGGAAGAGGCACAGAGCCTTTCCCAGCATTCTCTTAGTCTCCTTCGTCCTACTATTCGCAAGCCCAATTCTGAAATCTGGTTCTCTTGGAACCCGGATAAAAAGAGCGATCCTGTCGATGCACTGTTCAGGGGTGGCACTCCCCCCATTGGTACTATTCTCATAGAAGTGAATTATTACGATAACCCATGGTTCCCGGACGTACTCAGGGAAGAAATGGAATACGATAAGAAAAGGGACCATGCGAATTACCTTCATGTTTGGATGGGCAAGTACCACAGTGTCTCTGAGGCATTAGTATTTAAGAATTGGAAGATACAAGAATTCGAGGCACCAGAGGGTGTAAGGCTTCTATTTGGTGGTGACTGGGGTTTCTCTAAAGATCCGTCTGTTCTTGTTCGCTCTTTCATCGAAGATAGGCAACTGTTTATAGATTATGAAGCGTACAAGATTGGATGTGAGATTGATTATCTGCCCGCATTATTTGCTGGGTCAGACACCAAGAAGCCGAGGCGCTGGCAAAATCCATTCGGTTTTCCGGGTGTCCCCGGTGCCGCTGTTTGGCCAATAGTAGCGGACAGTGCTCGCCCTGAAACTATTAAATACATGCGTATGCGCGGTTTCGATATAAGGAAGGCTATCAAGGGCGCTAGGTCCGTGGAAGAGGGTGTTGAATTTCTTCGTTCTTATGACATAATAGTCCACCCACGTTGCACGAACACTATTTATGAGTTGGAGAATTATTCTCACAAGATAGACAAGATGACGGAAGAGATCCTACCTACTCTTGAGGACAAGGATAATCACGTCATTGATGCCCTGAGATACAGTGCCGAAGGTGTAAGAAGGGCTACGAGGCATCAACAGATGTCTGGACCAATAGTTATTGGCAGGAACTGATATCACACTAAACTCGGAGAAGGAATACAGTCATGGCAACTTATACTAAATACGAGAGTTGGGCCGAATACCTTGCTGACAAGCAAATCGATGCATTCGGCACAACCGATACGTTCAAGGCTGCCATTCATTCGGATGCTCCCGTTGTTGCGACCGACGATGCGCTGGCCGACTTGACGCAGATCACAGGCACCGGCTACACGGCTGGTGGTGAAGACATTCAAAACGATGCCACTCGCGCTGGCGGCACAGTGACAATGACCGCCGTTGACGTGGTGTGGACGGCATCGGCTGCGGATTGGGTCGCTGGTCGTTATGTTTCGATTTATGACGATACACCGACAACGCCAGTCGCTGATCCGTTGATGTGTTCATTCGACTATGGCAGCAACTTCACGGTTGGAGATGGCGAGACTTTCACGCTTGATTTTGGCGCTAGTCTTAATACTCTGGCGTAATTCTCAACACTATGGTATAATCCACCAATATAAGGATTGGCTGATATGAGTACCAGAATTCTCGCTTGTCACCGCATTCCGCTGTCGAAAATCATGCACAAGGATGAATTTCGGTCCAAGTACAAGTATATAGAGCAGCAGGAGCAAAACCAGAAGATCGCCTCGTGTTGCCGCCACCCCGAGAACGGTGAGATCGAGGCGTGGAAGTCAAGCGAGAAAGAGCAAGTGCCGGATATCTATGTCCTGCATTGTACCTGTGGCCGTAAGCACCAGAAGTTCTGTGTCGGTATTGAAGATAAGCGCCCGGTCTGGACTGCAGATGGCACGTTGATGTGCGTTACAGTTTACGATTCTATTAAGCGGAAGGCATTGGAGGAAAGTGCAGCGAGGCTTGCCAACCTGACACCGGAGCAAAAAGCGAAGATGCAGCGCAAGCAGGTGCAAGGTGATAGAGGCGCTCAATAAGTTATGGCTGTCACCGGTTACAAAACTGTCGGCACAGCAGCGAATGCGGCACGGTCTGGGTCTGGTGATGTTTGGGCAAACCCAGGCAATGCAGTCGCGTCTGACAACAGCTATGCCGAAACAGACCTGAACGATAACCAATGGTCCGATTGGCTCAGGTTAACTAACTTTGGTTTTACCGCGACGGATATTCCTTCTGGTTCGACCATCGACGGTATTGAAGTTGAGTATGATTGCGTAGGTGAAGATAACCAAATCAAAGATAGCCAACTTTTTATTCGTAAATCTTCCGGGCAAGTTGGTACGTCGCAGCATTCCACAACTGCCTGGGGAACATCCGAAACCACAAAAACAAGGGGCGGAGCGACCAACCTATGGGGAACGACGTGGGCTGATACAGATATCGTTGGTGTCAGCTCTTTTGGTTTCGATCTATCCGCGCTCAAAGATGGTACTGCAGGCATCAGAAGGCTTGCTGAAGTCGACACCTTTCGTTGCCGGGTCCATTACACTGTAGGTGTCACAAATTATACCCTTCCTGCAGACGCTGGTTCTTATTCAGTTTCTGGCACGGCAGTTAATTTAGAGTATGGTCGAGAAGTCGCTGCTGGTGCCGGTTCTTATTCAGTATCTGGGACTGATACCACTTTAACACTTGGGTATACAGTAACAGCTGATGCCGGTTCCTATTCAGTTTCTGGTACGAATGCTTCTCTCGAACATGGGTATGAAGTCGCAGCCGGTGCTGGTTCTTATGCACTAACTGGTCAGACTGCGGCACTAGAATTCGGGTATGAGGTTGCAGCTGGGGCTGGTTCTTATTCGGTTTCTGGCACTGATGCCACTTTAGACTATGCCTCTGGTGGTGACCTGGATTTCAGTAGTGTTGTGTTCCTTTGTTCCTTTGACGGGTCAGATACGGCGACATCGGCAACGGATGACAGTAACTCAGCTCATTCCATAACATTCGCTGGTAATGCTCAATTAGACACTGCCGACAAAAAGTTTGGCTCAGCCAGCCTTCTGTTAGATGGATCAGCAGATTTTATTTCTTGCGCCGATAACACCGACTGGGATTTCGGTTCAGGCGAGTTCACTATTGAGCTTTGGCTAAAGCAAACCACTCACGGCGCGGGTCACATCATCAGTCAGTACGACAGCGGCCAACTTTCATGGTGGCTGTTCGATGGTGGTGCAGGGAAACTGCGTTTTCGTGCGTCGACTGATGGAACGACTGTTAACTATGACACGGGCAACAGCCCGACTGGTGCCACCGAAAATGCTTGGAACCATGTCGCCGTTGACAGGGATGCTGCCGGAAAGATTCGCGTTTACATCAACGGCACGATGGTTGACAGTGTCACTGGTGCTACTGGAACGCTACACAATTCAACTGCGAAAATGCGCATCGGCTCAATTGAAGGCACGCTTGATTGGACCGGGTGGATTGACGAAGTACGTATAACTAAGGGAGTTGCGCGATACGCTTCTGATAGTGGGTACACGGTTCCGACAGAGGCGTTTCCAAGAGGCACACAGGGAATCAGTCTTGAAGCTGTAGCCGGTTCTTATTCGGTTTCTGGCACGGCTGCGTCACTTGAATATGGTCGCGTACTTGCAGTCAACGCTGGTTCCTATTCGGTTTCTGGGACTGATGCTTCTCTCGAATATGGGTATGAAGTAACTGCAGGTGCCGGTTCCTATTCGGTTTCTGGGACTGATGCTACTTTAGTACTTGGATATGCACTTGCAGTTGATGCCGGTTCTTATTCGGTTTCTGGGACTGATGCTTCTCTAGAGCTTAATCGCGTGCTTGCAGTTGATGCCGGTTCCTATTCAATTTCTGGTACTGATACCACTTTAATACTTGGATACGTACTTGCAGCTGGCGCTGGTTCTTATTCGATTTCTGGGACGAATGCTTCTCTAGAGTTCAATCGCGTACTTGCAGCTGACGCCGGTTCCTATTCGATTTCGGGTACCGATACCACTTTAACACTTGGATATACAGTAACAGCTGACGCCGGTTCTTATTCGGTTTCGGGTACTGACGTCGCTTTAGAATATGGTCGCGTGCTTGCAGCTGACGCTGGTACATATACTATTTCTGGTACTGACGCTTCTCTCGAATATGGGTATACAGTAACAGCTGATGCCGGTTCCTATTCGATTTCTGGGGCTGATACCACTTTAACACTTGGGTATACAGTAACAGCTGATGCCGGTTCTTATTCGGTTTCTGGGGCTGACGCCGCTTTAGAATATGGTCGCGTGCTTGCAGCTGATGCTGGTTCCTATTTGGTTTCTGGGACTGACGTCGCTTTAGAATATGGTCGCGTGCTTGCAGCTGATGCCGGTTCTTACGTTCTAACGGGTCAAGCCGCATCACTGATATATGGCGCGAATATCGCCATTCTTGCTGAGGCAGGAAGCTACACTATCAGTGGGACTAGTGTAAGTCTAGAACTGAATAGAGAGGTAACTGCTGGGGTTGGTTCTTACGTACTAACTGGCCAGGATGTCGGCCTTTCAAGGGACCTACCGATTACTGCTGACGCCGGTTCCTATTCGATTTCTGGGACGAATGCTTCTCTAGAATTCGGGTACTCGGTTACTGCTGACGCTGGTTCTTATTCGGTTTCTGGGACTGATGTAAATGCCGAATTGAATAGAGAGGTCACTGCTGACGCTGGCTCTTATGCTATAAGTGGTCAAGATGTTTCCATCAATCTTGGCAAGACATTAGCAATTGATGTTGGGTCTTATATTATAAGCGGACAGGATGCTGCTCTCTATTTAGGTAGAGAAATACCTGCTGAGATTGGGTCTTACATCATAAGCGGACAGGACGCCGCTCTCTATTTAAATAAGACACTAGAGGTCTTGGCCGGTTCCTATACTATAAATGGCCAGAGTGCTGCTTTAAGTCTTGGTAAAGCGCTGTCGGCCAATGCCGGTTCTTATTCGGTTTCTGGTACAAATGCAGTATTGGCTTATGGTAGAATAATTGATGCTGATAGCGGTTCTTATGTGTTAACTGGAGCAGGTGTAACACTAACTTATACGCCAGCTGTTATTGCAAACGAATTCATAAGTTATCTCGATCTTATAGGAACATCCTCGTTACGAACTGATCTGATTGGTGTAAAAATTGATAGGGAGCAGCTTACTGGTGTAAAGACCGATGTAGAGCGACTAATTGGTGTAATGACTGGTAGAATTGGATAGGGTAATAGAATATGGCAACCGATTTTGAAATGTTCTCAGGCGACAACAAAATTCTGTCAGTATCGGTTGTCGATAGCGCTGGCGTTGCTGTTGACCTGACTAGTGCCACGGCGAGTTGGCAATTGGCACGCTCTAATGATGCCGCGCCGCTTATCCAAAAGGCTACTGGTGGAAGTGGCATCGTCATCACGGATGCTGCCGGAGGTGTCCTAGAAATTACTTTGAGTGCGTCTGACACTGACGCCCTCAAAGGCAGTTTCTATCATGAACTTCAAGTCATCGATACCAGTGGAAATATCGCCACAGTGTTGGCAGGAAATGCCACCATCAAGAGAGACCTGATAACATAGGAATAATCCGATGGCAACGGGTAATGGAGAAAACAGTCTGTTGCGCTTTTGGCCCGTCATCGCGTTCGTCCTGTTGTATGGCTTCTTAGGGATTGGCGGGTGGTACAGTGTAAAGCTTATGGGTGAGGCCAATGCCGAGGACGTCCGCGAGCTTAAGAACCGGGTAAAGGACAACGAAAACAAAGCGAACGAGTTGCTTCGTGGCGATGATAAGTTGTCTGCCAAGATCGAACTTGAAAGTACTAAGTTGCGTGGTGAGATAGAGCGCGCCAATCGTGCACAGAACCAGCAACTGGACACCATATTGCAATTGCTGCAGCGGCAACAGAACTAAAGGTATTGTATGACTGATCCTGTAGAAAAGCAAATTCGCCCCAATTTCGGTGAAATCGGTGTAACCGGACTCAAGGTCTGGGGCGGGTATATTCAAGAAGAGTTCTTAACTGAACTCCGGGGTCAACGTGCTTATCGTATATACGACGAAATGTCGAAAAACGACCCTACGGTCGGTGCCATTTTAAATGCCATCGACCTGTTGGTAAGGGCCGCTGAGTGGGAAGTTGAACCAGCAAACGATACCCCTGCGGCGAAGGCGGAAGCAGAATTTGTCACGTCATTGATGGATGACATGTCTGGCACGTGGGAGGACTTTATCTCCGAAGCCATGACTATGTTGGTGTTCGGCTGGTCCTTTTTCGAACATGTCTGGAAACGCAGGGTAGGTCCGAATGAAAGGGACCCAAAGCGTCGCTCCAAGTATTCGGATGGCCTGATAGGGATCAGGAAATTTGCTTCCCGTGCACAAGACACCCTCGACAGATGGAATATGCAAGAGGATGGCGGAGTAAGTGGTTGGGTACAGATGCCAATTACTGGTTATACTCAGCCCATTTATCTCCCTATCAAGAAGGGTATGTTGTTCAGAACAGTTACCCGGAAGAACAATCCAGAGGGCATGTCCATTCTTCGGTCTGCTTATACTTCGTGGTATAGACTGAAACAAATTCAGTCCTACGAGGCTGTCGGCATAGAGCGTGAATTGGCCGGTCTGCCAATACTATACGCCCCCAATTCCCTGTTGAAAGATACCTCCGAAGCGGGGATGGCGGCGATCAACAAGTACAAACAGCTGGTGCGAGATGTGCGCCTTAATGAACAGGGTGGGGCTATTATTCCTTCGGACGTATACGAAGACGCCGAGGGTAAACCCTCGACTGTTCGTCAGTTCGAAATGCAGCTACTTAGCACTGGTGGTCGCCGTGCTATTGATACTGATAAAGTTGTTTTGAGGTATCAGAGGGATATAGCCCGTTCGGTTCTGGCTGATTTCATCATGATGGGGTCGGAAAAAGTTGGATCTTACGCGTTGGCTGACAACAAGACCAGCCTATTTTTGACGTCCATCGAGACGCATGGGAATAACATCGCAGCTGTTCTCAACAGGTACATGCTTCCCCGGTTATGGGATTTAAATGGTAAGAACCGCGATTTGATGCCTAGTTTTAGGCCGGGTTCTGTGTCCCCGACCGATCTTACTGTCTTGGGGCAATTCCTTGAGAGCATGACTACTTCTGGGTTCTCATTCAGTGGGGATGGTCCTCTTGAAGAATTCCTTCGCGACGAGGCCGGTCTTCCGCCGCGCCCCAATGACTTGCCATTAGTTCCGCTCGCCCCGGAGCCACTAGTTGACGAAACAACTGGTCCGGAAGATGCGAGCGACGAAACAACCCCTCCGAATGAGGACGAGACAGATGCTAACGAGTAATTCTAATCTTCCTGTCCATATTCGGAAGGCTCTGCCGAATGAAGCCCAGACGGTGTTTCGGGAAGCTTATAATGAGATTTTCGGGGCAGACAACAGCTCTGTCATTCGTGCTACGCATTCTGGGTGGAATGCCGTGAAGAAGGCATTCCACACTGAAGGTGGTAAGTGGGTTCGAAAGGAAAATCCTACTCCTTCGGATGTTCATTCGGATGCCCCCTTCGATGGCAAAAAGCCTAAGCGCAAGAAGGGCGACAGCATGGACAAGTTCGAAGCATTTGGTGAAGCACAAGTGCTCAAGGTCGACGAGGAACTTGGCCTTGTATTCGGGTGGGCCATCGTCTGTAAAATTGATGGAGAGCCTTATTTCGATACTCAGGGTGACCATATTCCGGAAGATGCCCTGATCAAAGCCACTCTGGATTTCGCAGAGGTTCGGGTTGCTGGCGACATGCATCAGGGGGAAGACGTGGGGTCTATTCCATTCATTTTCCCTCTCACCACTGATGTGGCTAAGTCTCTGAATATTGAGACGCCGGTCACTGGCCTGTTGATCGCGATGCGCCCCTCTGATCCTGAAATCCTGGAGAAATTCCGTAGCGGTGATTATACCGGGTTTTCCATCGGTGGACGCCGAATTGTTGATGAGGAGGTTGACTGATGGCCAAGCGCCGAGTGATGAAAGAATTCTCTATTTCTGAGATTAGTGCCGTCGATAGGCCTGCTCAAAAGGGGGCCAAAATGACTATCATGAAGCGTGATGCTTCCGGTGTAGTCGAGGCGGTAGACTATTCGAAGAGTGATTTGTTCGGGGATATCGTTCAAAAGTGTTATGATTACGTCTCCAGTTATGACGTGTCCCCGAGAACCTTTACCGAAATTGCTGCAGAGAATGAAAAGCGTCGTCGTTATTGGGAAGCTCAGGAAGAGATCTGGCCCTTCATCGATGCGCTGTCTTCTTCTCTTCGGTCTATCGTTGGTGCTGCATCGTTGTCGGCCTCTGCTAAAGAGCAGATGATCCGCACTGATGTGGAGAGTTTCTTCGAAGCTGTCAAGGATAAACTCCCTGAAATCGAAGAAGAATTGACTAAGTTTTTCGCTGACCCCGAATGTTTCGGGGTCCCTACTGCCGGACACAACCCCGGCGATCACGTCAGTAAAACGGAAAAGGAAACCGACATGACTGACAATGAAAAGGCGGTCGCCGAGCTTGAGAAAAAGCTTGCCGACGTCACTGGTCAGTTGGCGAAAGCCAATCTGATGAATAGCCTGTCCGACGCCGAGCGTTCGTATGTGAAGCGTTTGTCTGGTGATGAAGCTGATCGTTTCATCAAAATGGGCACCGTCGAGCGATCGGCCCTGATGAAGGCCGCTGAAAGCAACGATGAAGTGGTCAAAGTCGACGGCCAGTCTATCCGCAAGTCGGAAGTTGGTGAAATCGCTTTTGGCATCATCAAGAAGGGCCAGGAAGACCTCGTCGTGTCCAAGAAGGCTGCAGAAATTGCTGCTTTCACCAAGCGCGCCGAGGAAGAGCTTCCGAACCTACCCGGCGAGGCGGTGGCCAAGGGTGAAGTCCTTCGAGCTATCGAAACTCTTGACGAAAACGTCAAGAAGACCCTCACTGCCATGCTTGTCGGCGGCAATGCTGCTGTTGGCAACAATCTCGACGAAGTCGGCAAAGTCGACTCCACCGGCAAGCCCCTCAAGGGCGAACACACGACGAAGGCTGAGGCCAAACTCGACGTCAAGGCCAAGGAAATGGCCAAGGCTGAGAAGATCACCTATAGCCAAGCTTATGCCAAGGTCATGCAGACCGAGCCGGAGCTTTATCAGGAGTACCTGAGCGAGCGCTCCGCCGCATAACGTCATCCATTTTCGGCTGTCTTTCAGTTGAAATGATCCAAAAGGGATAATCGAAATGGCTACCTCTGATGCTGTAAAAATGGCGTCGTTCCCTGCCAATGCCGACTTGTCGGCTAGTCAGTACTGCTTCGTTTCTGTGAATTCTTCCGGGAAAGTCGCTGTCACTGGTGATGGCTTGTCGGCTGACGGCATTCTTCAAAATGACCCGGCTGCGGCAGACCGCGAGGCTGCTGTTGCCATCGGTGGTCGTTCCAAGGTGAAACTTGGCGGGACCGTTGCTGCTGGCGATGACGTCGGCTCTGACTCCACGGGTCGCGCTGTTACTGCGGCCACTGGCGACGTCATTCTTGGCAAGTGTGTCGAGGGTGGTGCCGTCAACAACATCGGTTCCATCATCTTCCAGCCGCGCGGCGACGCAGCGTAAGGCTATTCACGTGATCTAGTCGCCCCTTGGCACTTAGGTCTTCCTTCATAAGGAAAAAGGAAATGCTTCCGACTCCCTCTGATGTCCATGTCAACACTCCGTTGACTCGGATTTCCGTCGGGTTCCTGCAAAGCGCGAGCAACTTCGTAGCTGGCAGGGTATTCCCGATTGTTCCGGTGCTGAAACAGTCCGATCGCTACTACACGTATGATCGTGGCTACTTCAACCGGGACGAAATGCAGCTCCGTGCCCCTGCAACTGAGTCTGCAGGGACCGGTTATTCGGTCGACAACACGCCGACCTACTACTGCCCGGTTCGCGCCCTCCATCATGATATTCCTGATGAAGTACGCGGAAACGCAGACGTCGCCGTCAATTCCGACATGGACGCCACGAACCTTCTCACCCACAAGGGCCTCATTAATCGTGAAGTCAACTGGGTTGCGAAGTATTTCGCTGGTGGTATCTGGACGAACGACTATGATGGTTCTGCGGCTCCGGCCACTGGCGAATATTTGCATTGGAGCGATGCGAATTCGACTCCTATCGAAGATATTCGTGCTGCTGGCACCACCGTTCAGGAGTCCACGGGTTATCGACCGAACAAACTCGTGATCGGTCGTCGTGTCTTTGATGCGCTCGTTGATCATCCTGATCTGGTCGATCGTGTCAAGTATTCGGGCGGCGTCGGCAACAACACCCCGGCAATGGTCAACATGCGAGCCATGGCTGAGTTGTTCGAAGTCGATCAGGTTCTCGTGTCGGGAGCCATCCAGAACACTGCCCTTGAGGGTGCGACGAATTCTCATTCGTTCATCGGTGGCAAGAAGGCACTGCTCGTCTATGCAGCTCCTTCTCCAGGTCTGCTTGTTCCGTCCGGTGGTTACACGTTCGCGTGGACCGGTCGTGTCGGTGCATCGGCTGACTCGGAAGGCTTCGTGATGTCGAAATTCCGTCGCGCTGCTGAATACAAGGCGGACCGTGTTGAAATCGAAAGTGCATACGATCAGAAGTTGATTTCTGCTGATCTCGGCGCTTTCTGGGACAGCATCGTCCTCTAAAGAGCTTTCCGCCCAAACTGGACCGCCTTAACTGGCGGTCCTTTTTTACAGGAGACATAATGTGGCAGAATATGAATACATATTGCAGTTTTTCGCCTATGGTCATTTGCCTGCACACTTGCAGGCAATAAGCATGCCATTCCATGACCATGCGCAAAGAATTGTGGATACTATTCCTAGAAACCCTGAACGGACTGTGGCTCTTAGGAAGCTATTAGAGGCCAAAGACGCGGCTGTTCGTGCCGTGGTTGCGAAATAGAGGAACACTGATATGGCTAAAAAAGTAGTGTGGTTGCCAAAGTTCGATCCGGATGCTGCTTTCGTGTTTCGCAGGCGGATCAAATTCGCTGGAAAAATGCATGAGGCCAATGAGCCTGTAAACAAGGACGAGATCAACAAGCGTCGGCTCCGTCAGTTGTACGAGATGCGGGCAATCACGCTTGATGTCGGTGTACCTTCTGGATGGGGCGCGGAGACGCCCGTGGAGACGCCGCCTACTCCCGCCGCCCCTACCATAGCGGCCACTCCTGCAGCGCCTACGGGGACCCCCTCCCCTCTGCGGGACGCCACCACTCCGCAGTACGGGCTGGAGATCAAAAAGGGTGGGTGGTTCAAGGTCCTCAAGGACGACGTGTCGCTCACTGACAAGTCTTTGAGAGAGGATGAAGCTCGTGAGTTGCTGATGGCAGAATTGCCTGCAGACAGTGAGGACCTCAAGGAACTTTTGGCTCAGATTTCGGATGATTAATTTCGTCAAATTAAGTGAGCCTTGGTGGAACGACAAGCCCGTCATCATCGTTGGTGGCGGGAATTCTCTTGAGGGGTTTGATTTCGAGCGTCTACGTGGTTTGGGCCATGTATTGGCTGTCAAAGGTAGGATGTTTGATATCCCTTGGGCTGATGCAGGTTTCGGACTAGATGTCCCTAGATTTAGAGAATGGTCTGACGCTCTGGGTCGTTTAGAATACCCGGTTTATTGGGCTGTCCCAGATGTTCCTAAACCGACTTGGGTGCACCCGCCGCCAGCAAACGTACATTTAATAAGGCGATCGAGAAGTGATGTCTTATCCGAAGATACAGGTGCCATATCTAATGGGGGAACTTCTGGTTTTGGTGCTATTAATCTTGCTTTTCTTAAGCGTGCGAGACATATAGTTCTATTCGGGTTTGACTATCAGCCCATAAATGGGCAATGGCATTCCAATAGGGAGCCATATAAATCAGGCAGAGTTCAGAATGTTATAAGATGGCGAGAGTGGGCTTCGAGGTATTCAATTGCTGCTGCAAGGCTTAAAGAAGCTGGTGTGGAAGTAATAAATGCCTCGCCCAATAGCATTCTGAAAGAGTTCACAAGGACAACTATAGATGACGCCGTTTCAGATCTACATAGGTTTCGATCCGAGGGAGGCAGACGCCTTTGCCGTAGCCCGTACCTCGATCCGCCGATTTCTTACCCTTCCAATCTCGATCCGGGGGCTAGTATTAAGAGAGCTGATAGAGCAAGGCGTATACGATAGGCCACACGAAATTAGAGATGGCAAATTGTGGGATGTCATTTCAGATGCTCCTTGTTCCACTGAGTTCTCTATTTCCAGATTTTTGGTCCCTTACCTTGCTAAAGAAGGATGGGCATTATTTCTTGATGCCGACATGATGGCGCTTAATAATTTCTGCCGCCTCATGGACTTAGTGGACGATACTAAAGCAGTTATGGTCGTTAAGCATAATCACCTTCCTAAGAACAAAACTAAGATGGATGGTCAGATACAAACCGTTTATTTCAGGAAGAACTGGTCATCGTTTATAATGTTTAATGCCTCGCATCCAAAATGTAAAGCATTAACACCAGAGGTAGTAAATACTGCTACTGGTTTATTCCTGCATCAGTTTCAGTGGCTGGATGACGATGATATTGGAGAGCTGAACGTTGAGTGGAATTGGCTCGTAGGTCATTCTGATCCGTCAGTGTCTCCCAAGTGCGTACATTTCACTGATGGTATACCTTCTATGGCAGGATACGAAAAGGGTGTTTATTCGCACATCTGGCGTAAGATGCTAGAAGAGTGGGCGATATGATTACTATAGCGTGCGTCCGGACTGGTAACAAATATGGACCCGAGTATGTTGAACGCCTACGAAATATGGTGAGAAGGCACTACCCATTCGAGCATGAGATCATTTGTTTAACTGATCAACCGGAAGAATTCGAAGGAGTGAAGAACGTTCCTGCGAAGGGTTTAGGTGGATGGTGGGCCAAAATGGGCTTGTTTCATCCCGGCATTCGTGGGGACAATTATACCATATATTTCGATCTTGATACTGTGATATGCGACGATATAACGCCCCTGATCAGGATTGAGGAACCATTCGGTATTTGTGCTAATTTCACTAGGTTATCTGGTCACCCCACTTGGCCATGTAACTATGGCTCATGTGTGATGACGTTTGAGGCTGGTTGGGGATATGGTATCTGGAGTGATTTTATCAGCAACAGAAATGTATGGACAAAGGGTGCTGGTAAATATGGGGATCAATGGGTTATCGAGAGGTTAGCGCCGAAAGCGAGGATACTTCAAGACGCCTGCCCTCATGGCTTCTTTCTAGGACGAAGGGAAATATCTAATCACCCCGATACCAAGCCAGACGCAGCAGCAGTAGTTATATTTGCTGGCAATACTAAGCCCAGCAATTGCAGCGTGAAATGGATAAAGGATGAATGGCGGTGACAGTAATTAATGGAAGACAAGTGTCTAAAACAGTTGATGGTATAAGAGAAGACCACGTAAGAAGGTATAAGTTCGCGGCTAATCTTCTTAAAGGAAAAACTGTCATAGATGCTGCTTCTGGTGTGGGTTATGGCTCTAGTATATTGTCTGATGCAGGCTGTGTTGTGCATTCTTATGAAGTAGATGAATATTCTATGCTCCTTCATAGAAGGCACTACGGCAGATCCACCACTGTGTATCATCACGCTAATTTGAATTTTGTTGAATTCATTAAAGCTGATGCTGCAGTATCCTTTGAAACTATAGAGCATCTGTGCGATCCTAAGATATTTCTTAGCAAACTAAGCAAATCCTGCTCTATTCTCATAGGTTCAGTTCCAAATCAAGATGTCATCCCATTTAATCCAGTCCGCCACAAGTATCATTTCAAACATTACACTATTGAAGAAATAACAAATTTGTTGAAGCAGTCGGGGTGGACAATATATGAAATGTTATATCAGCACGGAAAGTACGGCACAGAGTCTAAATTAGATAATAACAGGAATGGTGGAAGTACGATAGTGTTTAGGGCGCGCTCATGAAAGTTGGTCTGTTTTATCCTCCATATAATGACGGCAATGCTAGTGTAATAAGAGCTTTTCATTCGGGTATTCCTAATTCGTCATTGTCCGATGACACTAGATACCGTAAATGCGACGTATTAGTGATCTTTGGTTTAGTTAAATATTCATTCAAGAAAAGTTTCGCCAAGGGCGAATTAATGAACAGTCACGATGGCCCTGTGATAGTGGTTGAGCGTGGGTTCATCAAACGAGACAAATACTGGTCCATCGGATTTGGTGGTATAAATGGGCGAGCCAATTTTGTAAATGCGAATTCGCTCTCTGATCGATGGAACAAATTAGGAGTTGAACTTAAGCCGTGGAGGGATCCCAGAGGGGGTGTCGTCCTGGTTTCCGGACAGGTCCCATGGGATACGTCAGTCCAGCATATGGACCATCTAGGATGGTGTCGAGAAACTGTTAATACGGTGCGCCAGATGGGCATGGAGCCTATATTGAGGCCGCATCCGTTAGCCGTCAAACGTAATGTTGACTATGACGTTGACTGTGAAGTATCGAATAAGACACTAGAGGAAGATCTAACACGATCCGATCACGTAGTTACGTGGTGTTCAAATTCTGGTGTTGATGCGGTGTTAGAAGGTGTTCCGACGATCGCAATGGATAAAATGTCGATGGTCTGGCCGGTCACTGGTAAGACTCTGCTTGACTTGGTTGACCCCTTTACACCTGATCGCCAACAATGGGCAAACAATATCGCGTATGCGCAATGGTCTTTAGATGAAATGCGCTCCGGTGAAGCCTGGCAACATATCTCAAGAGGTATAACATGACTTGGTCTTATGATACTTGCCTGTATGCTTCAAAAGATGTAGTCCGCCTTTACATCGGCGATACAAACTCCAGTTCGCAGTTGTTCTCTAATGAAGAGATAGAAGCTCTTCTGACAGTGAATAGCAATGATGTGTTCGAGACGGCGGCTCAATTGGCCGACAGTTTATCTGGTAAGTATGCCCGCTCGCAGTCGCTGGCCATTGATGGCTTTAAGATCGATTATTCTGATCGCGCTTCTTTTTATTCGAATTTGGCCACGAGGCTAAGAAGGTCTGGAAAGACGGCTTCAGGTCAATTTGGTGCGCCTTTCGTGTCTGGTGTATCGGAGTCCGAAATGGACGCCGTCCGCGACAACGATGACCGGGTTCCAAATAGGCTCAGAATAGGCCAATTCGATCATCCTGGAACCGAAGTAATCGAAGAAGACTCTAATGACGAGGCTGAGCTTTAATGTCACACGCCTCTGAAATAAACGCTAGTGTCCTCGACGCCTTGACCGAGTATGGTCGTAGCGTAATACTCACTCAAGTAGTGGAGGGAACCTATAATGCTGCTACTGGCTTATATTCTGGCGGTTCTACTAACGACTTAACTGTTAAGGCTTTACTCCTTTCTTATCGGGATAGGGACGTCGACGGTTCGAAAATAATGGCAGACGATCGTCGCTGTATTTTGGCGGCGTCTGGTATGACTGTCATTCCCAAAACTGGAGATCTTATTACCCCGTCTGGCGATACGGACGATCCTTCTTCTGGCACTTATTCGGTTATTCGCGTGAAAACGTATGAAGTTCAGGGCACACCTTTTGCGTATGTACTGCAAATAAGGAATGTAGGCTGATGCCCGCTACTCCAGACACCTTTGAGCAAGACATATCAAGGTTCATTAGAAAGGCTAAGGATAATACTACTTTGTTGCCTCGTCTGGTAGCTCAAGAGGTAAATAGGCGGCTGGTTCACAACACTCCTGTGGTAACTGGTAATTTGGTTGGTTCTTGGTATGCTGCTATAAACGGTCCACCTAGTGGCATCGAAGGGGCGCAATCAGATCCGATCGGTAGCATGAATTCGGTGGCAAACACTCTTTCCAAGGGTCAGAGATTGTATGTTGGTAATGTTGCTCCCTACGCAAGACGAGTAGAATATGGCTTCGTAGGTGAGGACTCATTGGGTCGATCGTACAATCAACCTGGTAGGCATTTCGTCAGTTCTGTGCTGAACGATGCGCCGAATATAGCTAGACAAACTGCAGCGCGTTTGGTTGAGAGGCGATAAATGTCATTGTATAATGATATAAGGGGTGCTCTAGCTGCCCAATTGGCCACGGTAAGTGGCCTCCCTGAAATAGCGCCAGAGGCCGTGCCTTTCCGCCCGACTGTTGGTACTGCTTTCGTGGATTACGTCTTAGTGCCTTTATCAAGTCGTCCTTCTACCATGGGTACAGACCACTTAATACTGCATGAAGGCACATTCGAAATGGGGGTAGTATACCCGGTTAACGATGGTATTGGGGCTGCAGAAACGATGGTTGATGCCATCAAAGCTGTATTTACTGCAGATACCGTGCTGACTTTGAACGCAAACAAGGTCCGTATAAGGTATTCTGAGCGTAGACAGGCGCTCTTAGACTCTACATGGATGAGAATTCCAGTGTCTGTCGGATGGTTCTTGTACACGACAACTTACTAATTGTCGGCGCTGAAAATGGAGCGATAACGCTATGACTACTCAAAATACTGCACAGGGTGCCCGCAGCCAGCTTCTGTACAAGAAGCAGTCGGTTCTTGGCACTCCCGCCACTGGTAACTTCACTGTGGCTCGTTACAACACTCATTCTCTCAATGTTATCAAGGACAGTATTGAGAGCGGTGAAATTCGATCGGACCGCGAGGTCGCCGATTTCCGTCATGGCAATCGGTCTGCTTCGGGTAGCATCTTGGTCGAGTTGTGCTACGGAGATCATGACGATCTGATTGAAGCTGCTATGTTCCAAGCATTTGGAACTGATAGCGTTCAGATCGGCACCGAACCACAGTATTTGTCCATCGAGGATGGGCAGTTGGATATTTCGCAGTATCAGATGTTTCAGGACATCCTCGCAACGTCCATGAAGATCTCTATCGCACCGAACCAGATGGTGACCGCTGAATTTAGCCTCGTTGGCACTGACGGCGGCACCCCGGCTGGTTCTTCTTCGGGTGGCACTCCTGTTGCTGCTTCTTCGAACAGTCCGTTTGACAGCTTCAATGGTGCTGTTTACGACAATGCAGCAGAAACTGGGTCTGAAATCGCGGTTATTTCGGCTCTCGAATTCACCGTCGACAACTCTGTCCAGCCAGCCTTCGTTGTAGGACAGGCTACTCCTCTTGCGCTCGAATATGGTCGCGGGCGAGTAACCGGGTCCATGACCCTACGATTTGTCGACAGCGTTTGGATCAATCGCTTTTTGGCCGAAGACGAAGTTCCTCTCGTCGTCAATATCACTGACCCTGATGGGAACATCATGGAGTTCCGGTTCCCCCGGATCAAGGGAACCGGTGCGGACAAGCCCGTCCAAAATGAGCAGGCTCGTCTTATCACCTTCCCATTTGTGGCGTTGTATGATGCTACGTTGGGAACTGCCCTGCAGATCACTAAAGCATAAAGGTGGAACATGGATCTTGCGTCTCTGAACGCGGGTGCTTCGGATGGAGCAAAAATGCAAATTCTTCATCCGGGCACTAATGAACCAATACCCGATAGTAAGGGTGAACCGATAACTATCACAATGCTCAGCAAGGACCATCCTTCGGTTCAAGCCGCATGGCGGACGTGGCTTCAAGAGACAATCGATACCAGAAAATCTGGGAAGAAAGTCTCTGAAGATTTCGATCCCGATCTTGAGGTGTTGATCGTTGCAACTGTCGCATGGTCGATCGAAGAATATGCTGGAGACAAAAATCCCCGGTGTATCGCAGAAAATGTAAGAAAAGTATACAAAAATGAAATTTGGCTCCGTGAGCAGGCGACTACCTTCTATGCGAAACGAGCAAATTTCATTCCGGCCTCATCTTAGAACTGGAACGCTATGCTGAGGCCGAATTCGCTCTATCCGTACTGGAAAACGGAATTCCAGTACGGGACCATCTAAGGCAAGCTGAAAAGCAGGGCCAATATGTTCCAGAATTACATCCGGCTCCACCACCGTTCGAAATGGTTCACGTGTGGAATTGGTATTGTGAACTAAGTGCTGCTAGAACTTCTAATGGGTTCGGGCTAAATCCAATCTCGTATACTGAAATAGACGCATGGGTGCGATTGTTGCGCATCGATGTCGTGCCTTGGGAAATTCGTGTGATAAAAAACCTGGACAGTATGTACTTACAAATTACCAATGCCAAGGGGAAATAAATGGTTGACATTGCTGCTCTTGGTTATTCTGTCGATACCTCTGGCCTTATCAAGGGTGAAGCGGCACTTACCAAATTTCATACTGCTAATCAGAGGGTAGCTGACAGCGCTAAACGAGCAAAAGGGGCCACTGAAGCCTTCGGCGTTCAGGCGCTTAATTCAAGTCGTGCTATTCAGTTAAATGCCTTGCAATTACAGAATTTGCAATTCCAGTTGAACGACGTCGCCCTTGGTCTGTCTACCGGTCAGTCGCCATTCACTGTGTTAGCTCAACAGGGCTTGCAGGTTGCCCAGATATTTCAGTCTGGAACGGGCCTTAAAGCAGCTATTAAAGCTATCGGATCTGGCATCGGCACATTTCTTCTAAATCCCATCAATCTGTCCGTGCTAGCGGTTGCCGGTTTGGCTGGTGGTGTTTCGTTTTTGTATAGCACTATTTCTGAGAGCTTTGACGTAGAAAAAGCACTTGAGAAGCAGTCAGAGATAGTTGACGAACTTGCCGATAAATATGACTTAGTAGCAGCTGCCCTTAAGCGACTCAAGGAAGAGTCAGATATTACTTTCGCTTCTACAGTGGCTGACACTGATAAATTAAGCCAGCAGTTAAAAACTACGGAGGCTTTGTATCAGTCTACTATAGAAAACATTGCTGGTGAAATAGAGGATTTGGCTAGTTATTTGGTTAGGGGCATACCAGTTGAGCTGCTCCCGGACGACTTGTCAAAGTACGAAAATGACCTTAGAGTGTTTGCTGCTGCGGTGCGCGAAGGCGGGTTGGAAGTAGATGACCTTCGGGGTCGTTTAACAGAATTGGCTCAAGCTGCTCCAGAAGACTTCTTTGCTAGTGAACTGCGGAAAATGTCGGACGAGGCAGACAATAGCAAAGAGGGCCTGCGGGCTATCGTTAATTTGTTGAATGAAATACAAGCTGCACTTGGTGGCATAGGTGAAACTGCCCAGAATTTAGGCGACGTAGACGAAAAAGCAAATAGAATAATTAGTAGTACTTTCAGTATATTCGATGAAGCAGCAGCCACGGAGAGACTTACTGGTGCCCTTAAAAAGAGGCAACCCAAGAAAGGTCGCGAGCCTAAGCTAAACGAGTTCCAAAAGGAACTACAGTCCGTGCAGGAAAGAACACGGGCGCTCCAGATTGAGGCTCAGACATTCGGCCTCGCTGCGGAAGCTGCTGCCCGTTATCAGACTCAACAGGATCTCATTAATGCGGCCTCTGAGGCTAAAATTGCTCTTACTCCTGAGCTTGTTAGTCAGATTAATGAAGAGGCAAACGCTTACGCTGATGCTACCCGTGAACTCGAAGAAATGGAACAGCGCCAGAGCACTATTCAGGGCCTTTCCAGTGTGTTATTTGGTGCCGTCAGTGGTGCCAATAGTTTGGCTGATGCCTTCACTAGATTGTCCTCTTCTCTAATAGATGTGGTTCTTCGGGCTGCTTTACTAGGAGAAGGACCTCTAGCTAATTTGGTTGGAACCGGTGGCCTTGGTGGCAATCAAGGTGGCATCCTAGGAACCATATTGGGTGGCTTCTTAGCTCAGGGTGGCATCGTTCAAGGTGGCCAAATAAGTGCCTTTGCTAGAGGCGGCGTAGTCAACAGACCCACTCTATTTCCTATGGCAAATGGTGCAGGTCTTATGGGTGAAGCTGGTCCAGAAGGCGTATTGCCACTTAGTCGCATGCCCAATGGTAACCTTGGTGTCCAAGCTGGTGGCATTGGTGGAGGCGGTGGAACTCAAGTAAATGTATATAACTATGGCAAAGAGGAAGTACAAGAAAATAGAAGAAAAGATGGCTCCGGTAAAGAAATAGTCGATGTCATCGTCGGCAAAGTACGAGACGACATGGCAAGAGGCGGTTTCGATCAGACGCTTAGTAGTAGATTTGGCGCAAGACCACAAAGGAAGGGCAGATGACCAGTTGGCCTGTATCCCTGCCTACCGCTGAAGCAGGTACTTACACCGAAACGCCTGTAGACAACAAAGTTGTCTTTGAGCCAGAAATTGGTCCTCCTAAGGAACGCCGCAGGGCGACTTTGGTCGGGTCCATGTTGCGATTTGATGTATTTTTGACTGGTACTCAGGCTCAAACGTTATATGACTTTTATAAGACTACTTTGTCCGATGGCATCGACAGTTTTACTATGACGCATCCGAGAACCTTGGTTACTGACACGTTCAAGTTTGTAAATACTCCTCAATTTCGTCATATGCAAGTAAGTTTTTATAGGGCAACGATAGAGTTGAGGCTAGTCCCATAATGGTATCCAATGCCTTAATAAGTGCTGCTAATGCCTCTGAAACCACAGAGGTATTTATAGTCCTCCTCAAGATAGATCATTATGATTTGTCTGTCCCAATCCGTTTGGCCAACAACACCGAGGACGTTATTTCGAATGGCTTTACGTATATAGGGTTTCCATTTGAAGCGATCTTGTTTAATGAAGATGAACAGACCCCACGTGCTCAAATAAGAGTGCAAAATGTAGACCGAAGGATAGGTCAAGTTATTCGATCTCTTACCAATGCGCCGACATTATCAGTGTCAGTAGTTCTGGCATCCGATCCTGATGTCATTGAATTGGATTGGTTGAATACTGAACTTGTAAACATTGATGGTAACGTTATCGACGTGACCGGAGACATTGTTGGTCCTGATTATACTACTGAACCTTGGCCCTCGCGTCGTGCTACGGCCAACTATCTTCCGGGGTTATTCTTAAGATGAGCTGGGTAACCAAGTACCTATCCATACCGTTTTCCAATGTCGGTTGTGAATTCGATGGCTGCAATTGTTGGGGTCTAATAAAGTTAATGTACGAGACAGAAAAGGGTATTAGATTAATAGCTTATCATGGTACATCGGCTGCCGATGTCAGTGAAACTAATAAAAGCATAGAACAAGATGGCGCTTCGCCTCCATGGCAAAATATAATTGATATTGGTAAAGAACGGGCTTTCGATGTTGTTGTAATGCGGGGCATCCTGACGTTAGATGGGAAATCCATCTCAGTTCCGGTTCATATTGGGATAATTATAACTCCGGGCATCGTTATGCACATACAAGAGGGATCGAATATTTCATGTGTTCCGATAACACATCCATCAGTACGACGTCGCATAATCTCTATCCACCGGCACGAGTTACTGATGTGAATAGACGCTATTCAGTGACGGCCATCCGCCATCCCTTCGGGTATGACGGGAAATGGTCTGCTGTGATGTGCGAGGGGAAGACTGTCAAAGAAATAGTCGATGCGGTCCCTGTTGACGTCATCCCGGAAGCTATACGGTCTCTGGCGCTGGTCCACGTGAACAGCTGCCCGGTCCCCTACAGCATGTGGAAACATGTAAAAGTAAAAGCAAATGGCAATACTCCGGTTGCTGTCACCATAGGATTACCCCTATTAGGTGGCGGCGGTGGCGGTAAAAATATTATAGCAGCAGTAGCTTCTATCGCCATCCTTGCCATAGCGTCCTTCGCTGCCCCCTTCGTGGCCGGTCTGTTCTTCCAAGCTGGTACTGCCGGGTTCCGATTAGTATCTGGTGCCGTATTGCTGGCTGGTACTTCTGCCGCCGCCTTAGCAGCGTCTGCTCTTTCGCCTCCACCTGCTATTCAAGCTAGGGGCTTAGACAAGAATGAGGGGGATGCAGAACTAGGATCAGCTTTTGCTAATGGCAACATTCTACAACCAGATGGGCCGATCCCTATCGTTCTTGGTCGTCGTTTCGTATACCCTCCTTTTGCTTGTCAGCCCTTGGTTGAAATAGTTGGAAATGATGAAATAATTGAGGCGTTGTATGTATTAAATGGACCTCACAGCCTAGAAAACATTAAAATTGGCGGCGTCGATATCGCTGATTTTAATGGTATAACTTATGAAACTAGAGAGGGCTTTGACAACGACGACGTTGTGTTTATAATTCGTCGTTATGCCGACACTCAAAATCCGAATGCGGAATTGATAAAGCATATTGTTGATCCTGAACTCCCTAATACTGTAGACGATATCAACGATGACAGCAGTCTTCCGCAGTGGCAACGTTTCGTGTCGACATCGAACCCTGATGAAATATGGCTAGCTCTATCGTGGGGGCAAGGGTTAGTTGATGGTGAGAACCCGGACACCGATGTAGCGGTTCCTATTCGTCTTCGTATGCGAAGGAAGGGTACCACAACGTGGACTAACCTCCCTGAAATACACTTTACTGGCCAGTCCATTCGGACATACCGGAAACAACTGAAGCTTATATGGCAGGAGGCTTCTACTACTCCTCCTACTCCTCCCACCCGTAATGGGCCGTACTTTGCTTTCAGGGAGGCCACCGGTCAAACATCGCCGACCACTGACACGTGGACTGCAGACGCTCGTTTCGGTTCTAGTGGTTTGGAAGTTACTCAGAACTGTTCTTTATTTTCGGACAGGGTAGAAATTTATTTGGATGAAGCAACTTTTCCCCGTGGCGGTCAGTATGAGATCGAAATAAAAATGGGGGCCTTATATAATAAAGCTAGCTTTAATACTTCGAATTATCAATACAGTAGTGTAGTAACAGACTTCTTCTGGTATAAAGGGTCTGGGACCCTTCCGAAAAGCCTAGACAACGTTTCGTATGACTTGACGATTACTCGTGTTTCGTCTGTATACGAACAAGACATGATAAAAAAGAAGGGCCTCGCTGCTATTGCTATCGTTGGCAAGAATGTTACTGTTGAAGATGTGTCTGTGGAAGCTGCAAGATATGTGGGGGATTGGAACGGTGAAGACTGGTCAAATATGGTGGCCACGTCAAATCCTGCTCCCCACTTTAGAGATGTCATGGTGGGGAACCTCACTGTATCTAAAAAGCGAATGCCTACGTCTGAAATAGACGATGCTGGTTTGCTTGCGTGGAGAAACTACTGTATTGCCAACAATTTGGAAATTTCAGTAGTTATTGATGGCTCTTCTATAGGTGAAGTTCTCACTGCTATAGCCTCTACTGCTTATGCTAGGCCGACTAGATCAGACACTTATGGCGTCATTGTAGATAATGATAGGACATCTGAAGTACCGGTACAAGTCTTCTCTCCCCGCAATGCCAAGAATTTTGCTTGGCGTAAAACATTTAATGATGTCCCTGATGCCTATCGCGTCACGTTCGTAGACTCCGATGATGATTGGACTACAAGACAGATACTTGTAAATCATCCGGATGTCCCGCCCGGTGAAACCAGCCTCATTGAGTCGATTACTTATGATACTATCACAGATCAAGCTCAAGTTGAAGCTCGTGCTATATTCGACCTTCGCCAACTCCGTTTGAGGAACACTGCGTATTCGTTTACCGCAGACATCGAAAATTTGGTGTGTCAGCGCGGAAGTCTAGTTGGCGTAACCACAGATGAATTGGTAGAACAAGCCGTATGGGGCAGAATAAAATCCATAACTAGGTCTTCGGGTGATATTGTTTCATTAGAGCTAGACACGAGTGCCACTCTAAGTTCCAGTGACAGTGTTTACGATGTTACTGATGTCTGGGCAGTCGAGGACATCTGGTCGCAGGGCATAATTTATAGTGCTGTTGTTCGTACTTCTGTTGGAGATATTCTCTCAATGGGTGTTGTCACTAGTTCAGATACTACCTACACTCTGGACACTCCTTATGATGACAGTGCCCAAGTGGCGGTAGGTGATTTAGTTGTCATAGGAAAATCCGAATTGATATATAGACGAATGATAGTCACAGAAATTAAGCCTGGCAATGACCTAACAGCCACCTTAACCTTGGTCGATGAAGCACCGGAGTTACATTCATGACGCAGCGCCGCAGATTTCCTACTAAAACTACAGATCCGACGCCCGCTGACGGCGAGGCAGTATTCGACAAGGTTCAAGAATATGCTGCTTGGGCACTGAACAATACTCCAGCTATTCTGACGCTGGATACTGGCACGGGTGGTTCCACTGCCAATGCTCTCGTCGCCACTTCTGAAACAGCAATTGCTTCGTATCAGGCCGGACAACGACACATATTGTACCCGATCGAGGCAAATGACTCTGCAGTTACCATAGAGATTGACGGCCTTTCATCTCGTGCCATCGTCAATCCAGATGGGACAGCACTTGTAGGTGGTGAATTTGCCACTGATTATTTGGTGGAACTGCTCGACGATGGCACGCAGCTTCGTATCGTGTCTATTCTAACTGCGGGTTCTGGGCTTGGCTCTATTGATGTCCAAGAATTTACTTCCAGTGGTACTTGGTCTAAACCAGCTGGTACTTATAAATGGGCTGAAGTGCTCATGATAGGTGGCGGTGGAGAAGGCGCTACAAGTGCTACAGCTGACACTGAGGTTAGAGGGGGCAGTGGGGGTTCGGCTGCCGTAGTTCGGATACCGTTCACGAGTTTGGGTAATTCTGAAAGTGTAACTATCGGTGCTGGTGGCAACGATACTGCCACTGGTACGGGCGAAGACGGCGGAGATAGTACATTCGGAGCGTGGCTCACTTGTCCAGGTGGCTTAGGTGGAACGACTGGTGCAGGTGAAGACTTTACTGCTCCACCTGATCCCCCTAGTTTCGCTTCTGGAGTGTATCCCATAAACGTTGAGTCGGGCGGTAAATCAGGTACTACTAATACTTCTGCCCAGGCTTTCTCGACAAACGTTCCGGGCGATACCACTATTGCTGGTCCAGGTGGTGCTTCGTCCACTACCAATGGCACTGCAAGTAATTTCGCGTCCAATTTATCCGCTAATGCAGGTGTTAGTGGTTGGGGCGCTAACAGTATAACCAATCGGGGCGGCGGTGGTAATAGAGCACTTAATTCTGGTGCATCTACTGCCGCGAGATTTGGACAAGATGGCTACTGTCAAGTAGTTTGTTATTAATTTACTCCTGTGTATAGTAATTTTTATTAGTGATAGGGAGTAATTAAACTGGGAGGCTAAATTATGACTACGCCTAGTATTAAGAACAGAGTTGACCTGCCGCAGGATCATATGAGCATTGATTGGCGGATACCTTTGCCAATCTTCATGTTACTCCTCGGTCAAATGTTTTTGGCCGGGGTATGGGCGACAAACTTACAGAACTCAATAACGTCCATTAATGACTGGCAGAAACGTCAAGATGACCGTCTCCAGGTTATTGAGATGAAATTTGATGCCGTAGTTGAACGGAACACTGGTCTGCAAAGTGACCTTCGACAATTTATATATCAGAACAATGCACTAGAAGGGAAAATTAGGGATAATATGAATGCCATAAAGAAGCTGCAAGACGCCACATTAGAAAAAGAGGGTAAACAATAATGTCCGTGAGGCAGATGTGTATTACAATACTTATCACGATTGTAATATATTTAATCGTGATAAATACCCTCCTGGCTCAGGGCGTTCAACATGACCCGAATAGCTCCAGTCATTGGTATGAAATGCGGTGTTGTTCGTTGCACGATTGCCAGCCTGCTATAGCCTCGGAGGTAAAAGTCACTTCATTCGGGTATGAAGTTCGTGGCCACGTCGTTCCTTTTTCGGATAAGAGGATACGAAACACCCTTGATCCTTCTGACTCGCGTTATCATATTTGTCAAAGTCCAAACACTAAAGACATTATTTGTCTTTATATCCCACCATCCGGTTACTAGGGTGATGACAAATGAAATTAGTATACAATTGGAAGCAAGTCTTAACTAAGGCGTGGAGCGTACGTTGGTGGGCAATGTCGATAATATTTACGTTTTTGGAGATGTTTTTACCATACTTTGAATACTATTTACCGATACCCCAATATGCCTTCGGTCTTCTATCAGCTACTTGTGGAGTAGTCGGTTTAGTGTCCCGACATCTGGCACAGAAGGATATGTAACAATGCCAATCAAAGTAGGAAAACCCAGTAAAAGGGCGACAGCAGCCCTTGCATCTGGCATGGGCCTGATAGCCATGACTGCTACATACCTCGTTATCCCTTGGGAGGGAACGGAGAACAAAGCATATTGGGACGCTATCGGTAAGGTGTGGACCATATGTTCTGGTGAAACAAAGGGCGTCAAGCCCGGTATGACGATGACAGACGAAGAATGTAATAGAAATACTTACACAAGACTGGAAAACGATTTTCATAGGCCACTTACTAAGTGCATCGTGGGTTTTGACAAAAATCCCATGTCGTGGCAGGCGGCTATTTTAGATCTGTCATGGAATGTGGGGGTTGGTGCCGTATGCCGATCTACTGCAGCCAAGCGCGCCCGCGTCAATGATTTTATTGGGAGTTGTTACGCCATGACTTGGTACAACAGGTCGAACGGACAAGAAATAAGGGGCTTGAAGCTCCGGCGAGAAATCGGCGACAGCAGCAGGATTGGCGAGCTTGAAATTTGTCTGGCGGGGCTGAAATGAATTATATAATCGAGTACTTCCAAGCGGGATGGTGGGTATTCGTAGCTTACGCTGGCTTGTTGTTGGCCGGTGGCACTTGGCTGGCTATTCGACTAAGACGAATACCAGGCTGGCTTGGCGAAGTCATTATAATGGTGTGTATCGGCGCATCCTTGTATTCATTCGGGTGGACCGAAGGAAGAAACAATTACAAAGAAACCCGAGAAATCGAAAGATTGCGCGAGGTTGTAGCCATTCAAGCTAAACAGCGTGAAGAAGCAGAATTAATTGCGCGACGTGAGCTTCAGCGTGCCTTGGAAAGAGCAGCCGAAAACGAAATATTACAGCAGAAGGTGGAAGAATATGAAACCCTCATCGCCAACGGTACTGCTTCTTCCTGTCCTGCTGATGATGCTTATACTCGTAGCATGCTCAACATCAAGGTCAATGGTAAACCTCCCGCCTCCACCCCCGCCGCCATCAGCAGACCTTCTGACCCCATGCCCAAATCCACGCCTGACGGGGGATAAGGGTAAAGATGCTATTAGACATCGCTCCGCCCTCGCCATTTGCGCGACGAAAAATAAGGGATGGGCGGAACGGGATGCCGATTTGATGCGGTCTGTAGAAGAATTAAGGGAGGCTGTCAGTCAGTCCTCTTATAATAGCCCATAATCTTTGCGGCTATTTCTTCTTTGTATTGTAGAGCGTCGATGATGCGGCGCTCTACTGGACTTGACCAGTAATCTACGATATTAATGGCGGCCATTTGTCCTTCGCCCTGATTTCTTTCTTCGGATTGGGCGCGGTCGTCTAGCGAATAACTATTCTCGAAATATATAGTGGTTAGGCACGGGTCTTTCTTGGTGCCCATAAGTGTATGACCAAATTTAATTGCTTTAGATTGACCTATCATCACCGAGCATGCCGGGTCTTCATTGAAACGAAGCTTCTCTTCGTCTGCTGTCCTCCCTTCTTTCTTCATGTGCTTCTCGCCCCGTATCACGGCGGGATTAAACTTTTTTAGCGCCCTCGTGAGGTAATCGATGGTAGGCGCGTAATGGGCTATGATTATAGTCTTACCAGTGATATAATTATCTAGTCGATCTTTCAGGTCGATAAATTTCGGTGTCTTCTCGAATGGGCAGATGTCATTGACGTCTCTGTATTCATCATAGATGAACCCCGAAGAAATCTGCTGGAGCTTCATATGCTTCGTGATTACTTGATCTACCGTCACGACAGCACCACTGTCCAACCACGTCATAAATTCTTCTTCCATCTCTTTATAGGCTTTTATTTGTTTTTGCGTCATTTCCAGTTCTATTTGTTCATAATCGGACTCAATAGACGTGCCCCAGTCTGCTCGACGTGCAAAGAAAGTTGAATTGAAAATTAGTTTATGTAATCTTTCTTCATTTTTAATTCCTGTGATTTGTCTTCCTTTAAAACCACCCATGATAGCATAAGTATTACGGAACTGGTAGAAGTCCACGCCGTCTAACTTACGAGCAAATCTTAACTGTGAATACAAGTCAGCCACGCCCTGTGGCGTAGGTTTACCGGTCATAGGGCGCGTCACTGCAGCTTGTTTGCTTAGTTCAAAACCATTGATAAAAAACAATGACTCCTTATTTTTTATTAATACTGACTCGTCTGCCCCCATATAAGTCCGATCGTCGATCCACTGTGAAAATAGCTCGACGTTATCTTTTTGAATTAGTGCCTCATAATTAACAAAAACCATGCCTTCATTAGTAGAATTCATAAAAATAGCAAAGTCTCTCTTTCGAGTACTTTCGAATACGAATATAGGGACGTCTATCCCGAAGCGTGCGGCCTCTAAACCCCAAGTGTTCTTATATTTATTTGGCGATAGTACGAACGCCTTATTCAGGCCAAAGTCCCGTTTGAAAAGCATAAATTCATTAAGTAGTGTTGGCGTTTTGCCGACCCGCATTTCCATCATATGTCCCCAGCCAGCAGCTGGCTGGCCTGCGTGGGGTAGCCGTCGTGGCACGGGGAGGGCATCCCGTGCGTCTCTGTAGGCATACCCGGTATAGGAGCGCGCCAGCGCCTCTAGCTGCGCCGGACGCGGCTCTCCTATTAGCAGCCAATCCACCCCCTCGTATTCAGTCTTCATTAGTATACTCCATGCCTGGATGAATGACCGGGTGCATTGAGTCGGTAAATTGTACAAGCACTTCTGCAGCGCCCATTTTTGGTATGCTGTTATACCAATTTACTTTTTCCCACGCTCTACCAAAATTGGATATGATGTCCATTTTGATGGTTACCAGTGACTTGTTGCCCATCCATTCTTCTTCGATTATAAACAGCAAAGCTTCTAACAGGTCCGCTGCCTTGATGAGGTTCAGTATCTCAAGGTCCTTACATCCGCTGCCCAGTTTGTATTTTTCTTTCGAGCTTATCAAAGCAGCTTTGATATCAGTACTTTTTGCTACTGATGGGACGTCGCCCGTGATCGCCTCTTCGTCGTCATGTTCCATGGCGGTTAGCAACAGATCCCCCGTAGCCACTTTCCCGGCCTGTATGGCACCAGTGGCACGGGCCAGAGTGAGGGATATCCAGCCCACGTGGAAACAGTGCTCCGCGACGTTTTGCTTACGTATAGTTGGAATAATGGTCCACCTTGGGACACAGGACAACCGCCGAAGTCTTCTCATTCTTTGGGGGTCCATATTATTTGCCCCCATTTTCTGAAGCATCCCTGATGGCTACATTCGCAATCATCATTGCAAAATTGCTGATATCCGATAGCTCTAGTAATATTTCTACAGCATTGCCATCGGATATGGCTTTGTCAAGTTCATCTATTTCTTCTTGCAGTAGTTTTCGTAGCTGACTTAAATTTAAATTCTCCCATTTGCCTTTATGGGCATTCTTATTTAATTTGTATATCATAGCATCCACGAATGTCTTAATTTCGTTCTCAAGATGTATGATGTCCTCTGGAATGTAGATTTTCATACTACAGTCTCCCGGTTAGTATTTCTTCCTTTAGCCACCGTAAAAACATCGAATACATCATGATTTTCGTTGTGGGATTAGAAATCTGTCGCACGTCACGTTCGAACATTCGAATAACTTCATGCGACATTAGGTGGCGCTCACTAAGGACCAACTCGTCCGCGATAGTCTTGTATTCGTTGAAACTACGAATGGCGGTGTCGTTATCCATTATAGCACATGGTCCATTTGATGTATCACCGCGAGATCTTGCGACTTAGGACCATATCCAAGTATGATCGCCTCTGGGTTTTTATCCATTACGAGGCGGTACTGATCGAGCATATTACGAATAAACACGCCACGCTCCCTTTCCTTCACGTAGTTCATGAAGTTGAGGAAGATAACATCAGGAGAATTGGCGCGTACTGCCTGCCGAAATTGCTCGTCTGACCAAGTGAACACCCGACGAACTCGTTTTGTCACGGTAGTGTATTCGGGTTCTATGCCCAATTCTTCCCACGTGATTTCTTTCTGGTCCAAGTAACATGGCCCAGAATAACCGGTTTCGGTATTGCCTACACGGATCGGATAGGACCGTACAGACAAAATGGATTTTTGGAATGCCCTGGGAGACATCGAAGCATCAGACAGTGCCTGCGATACTGTGCATTCCCGAGAAGTGCAATAGGGGTAAAACCCTGAGTTGATGCCAAGACTGAAACCCTGCGAGACTTCGAAAAAACACACTCTATTATACAATAGCGAATGTGCCAAAGAAGCGCCAGAAGTGGCACAATCAGCGTTTATTGATACACTAGTGCCTATCACTGCGTCAGCACGACGCTGCAGTTTATTGATCATAGCGGGACCCACGCCCTGACCCGTAGAGGCGACAGCACCGACATTAACCTTATCGGCATTTTTGTCACCCGAACTGATACGTGCTGCGAACGGGTGTATCAGTACGTTTCGAACGTTACCAAAATGTTCTTCTATTTCTAATTCCAAAATGTCTCGATCGATGATGGCCCCGGCATTTAGGAATACCACCGAGTTTGCTTTCATGTTGCCCAGTTTTTTGGATGCTACCGCGAATGTGGGCAGTTGCTTGAGTACAATTTTTTCGTCGTTGACGTAGCTCGTGTGACCCGAATTTGGACCGGCATTAGACACGATTGCATCGACCCGATCCCCGAAACATTCGGCCATCGCAGCAGCGATTACACCTTTTCCGGTGGACCCGTATTGCCCATCGACTAGGACATAGGCACCGGGCTTTGTAAACCAGTCCTTGAGTCCAATTTCTACAGCCTTGTTCATGATCATTCTCCTTTGTTTGTTTTGCCGATGCGCTGACGAGTAATTTCTGCATACCCGCTTATGTCTTGCCAGTGATCTTCCAAATCAGGGTCCCCGGCGATGATCCTGCCGATTTTGTGGAGGATCATGTCAAGGGCTTCTCTTTGTGTGAGAGCCAATGCGGGTTGTCCTCTACTCCCCCTCCTGCTCAACTCATCATTGACTACTGTTTTCAGTCGCTGAGAGCAACGAGCTAAGTCAGTAAAGTCTCCATGAGTGCTACCTCGTTCTTTCAGCACTTCTTCTAGTTCGGTCATCTTTTGTAAACCCCTTTCAGGGCATAGGCACAGTCCTTCACGTTAAACCCATTTACAGGGTTCCATGGAGATACCCACCATTTGTCCATGTCATTGGACGATAGTCGCTCCTGATACCAAGGAGCCATAGCTAAGTAGCGCGTCTTGAACTTCCGATATTCCATAATGACGCCTAGTATACAGAACCCACCGGCCTCATGATACATCTTCAATTCGTGGCGCTGCTTTTCCGTTATGTCCAGTTTTCTATCAAATCTTTCTGTAAGGTCTTTTTCGTATTTGACCTCCATTAGAAATATGCCTATATTAGGGAACGATAGCACCAGATCAGGCACGCCGACAGTGTAAGCGGATGACCATTTTTTGCCATAACCGCCTTGCTTTTTGGCTGATTGGATGATTTTAAGCTGATGATCAGTTTCCTTGACCATCTTCAAAGTCCTCCGGTGTTCTCTCGGTGAATTCGCGCATACCTTTTTTCCCCACGATCCACGCCGACGCTGTTATTTGTACTTCCAGTGTATCGTGGTAACGGATGATATCTACTTGTGACTTTGGCATCCAGTCAGGAAGATGCCAAAAGTGATCCTGGAATAAAATAGCTCTGTTGGTGTCAGCCAGAACATAGCCTATGAATTCGCTCATTTATCTGCTCCGAAGGTTGCTTCAGCCCAGTTGTCACCCCATCCACTGTCGAGTACAAAGGGTACGGCCAGATTGAACGGCGGCTTTTGTACCTTTACGGCGCGGTCTAGCATCTCCACTGCTATGGCGCGTCCCTCTGGCGTGGCCGGGTTCTGAAACTCGAAAGCATCGTGTACTGTCATCAGCAGATGTACAATATCACCGCCTTCTTCGAGCCATTCATCTAACACCAACATGAAGTATTTCAGTATGTCGGCGTTGCTCCCCTGAATTATCTTTGATACGGCGCGGTAAGCGAACCGTGGTTGCTCCAGCCTTCCGCGACGACCGAGGATAGTCTTAATATACCCTCGTCTGCTGATAACCCCTTTGGCCAAATTCTGAAATTCACGCACCTTTGGAAATGCCTCGAACCATTCATTCCACTTCTCAGTGGCCGTATCGATATCCCAGCCCATATGCATGGCGAATGTCTTCGGAAACATACCGGTCAAGATGCCCATATTGATGCGCTTAGCTGTCGGATCACGTTCCACACTAAGCATTTCGGATACGACCGCGTGCATATCCTTGAACGGTACAGAATTGTACCCTTTAAGCAAAGCTGGCTCTTTCGAATAATGAGCAAAGAGTCGGGGTTCACACTGCGAATAATCTGCTTCTCCGAATTCATACCCCTCGTCTGGGAGGAAAGCCGAACGGAACAACTTAGCAATCTCTTTATCCCTCTTGGGGATTTGTTGTAGATTAGGCTGGGAACAGGACAGCCGAGCCGGGGTGCCGTAATCGTCGGACTTCAACTGGTTCAAGGACGCGTGGACACGGCCATTGTACACGTGGTTCTCAATCAAGGGAGTAACGAAAGTATTGTTAAGATTGGTCCACTTTCGTACCGTTACGATGTGTCGCCCTTCTTCGAATGTCTTGAGCCACTTTTCGTCAAATGACGGATTACCCTTCGGCGTCGTCGGCCAGTCAGTGCGCCCAGCTGCTGTAACATAAGCCTTAACGTTGTTTGGCGATCGAACATTAAAGTCTTCTGGTAGTGCCTGTTGGGCCTGTTCTACTCGTTCTATAATTTTCTGCTGCAGCTTTTTCAGGTATTCCACGTCGACGCGTATTCCGCGACGTTCCATACGAAACAACGTCCAAATGAGTCGATTTTCAATGTCAAAAATGGAATTAAGTTCTTCTTCCTCAATCTTCTTACGCTGAGCCTGAAAAAGCTCCATTGTCGTAACACCGTCGCCTGTGGCATAATCCACAGCAATTGGATCATTGCCAGATGTTCTCCAATAGTGCTCCATCGAAGACTTAGTAGGTGGGCAATTAAACAGACTTCCAAGGTGATCATACATCCCCTGCGCCAGTTTCGCCGTAACTCCGCGACGTTGTGCACAGGCATCAAGCGAATAAGACCGGGCGTATTCATCGAGCAGCGCTTCGTTATTCTGCGTACAAGTTAGACTCCTGCCGAGCAGAATTCCTACATTGGCTGAGAAGTGACAGTCGAATTTCAGATTGTGGCCAATAGTAAGAAGTTTCTTGACCCGTCGTTCCTCGAACGCCTCTGATAGGGCTTTCTCAAACCAATGAATGACGTAGGGGTCAGTCGCTGACTCTGGAACTTTTACGTTAGGGTCCGGAAGGTTGCCACCGCCGCCATGACGAGTCGGAACGTATACCATGTCGGCGGCGTCGGTGCCGATGACATAGCCGATAGGAAAGTTTCTCTTCCAGTCCAAGCCACTGCCTTCTGTGTCATAGCTCAATTCCTTCGCATTTCGTACCATGTTCAGGGCTTGTTCGGCCTTGGTGGCGACGTCCGTCATTTTTATTTTTCCTTGTTTAGTCTCAGGATTTCTTCCATGAGGTCTCTTATAAGGTATGACGTGCCCATGTGCATCACGCGCATTTGACCCGGAAGTTCCATAAGTTTGAACTTCAGGACTCTATCTTGTAAGTCTTGAAGTTTATCAGGGGGTGTTTTACTTGTTGTGGTCATGTCGTCCCCTTCCATTGTAACGACCAGTATCAATATACTCCGCCATGTAGTGAACTACGGGTATCGTGGCCACTTTTGCCTTCTGGTTCTTTCGGTGCATGATCGGGGGCATGCGTCGCAACACGCAATTCTTGTAAGGGTCAGGTGTCCTAGAAGGTTTGTCAATGACGATACCTGACAGCAACCCCAACAACATATTCTTAAAGCTCATTTACGTATTCCCATAAAATTGAGGGGACCAATTGGTCCCCTCTTTGGCTGGTGATTAAAAGTCGCTGCTGGAAGCCGGTGCCGGGCGATCTTCGTCGCCCATTGCCGCCGCTTCCTCGTCCTGGACCTTGTAGTTCTGCAGGGCTGTTTCGAGTTCCTTGGCCTGATTATACAGGGCCTCCGACGCGAAACCGTTGCCGTTGAACTGCCAGTTCTTGAAGTCCTGATTGACAGTGTTCTTGTCGGTGAAGGATTTCGCCTGGAACACGATGGCCTGCATCGGGCGACCGGCATTCTGGTGGAGCTGGATCTTGTCGTTCAGTCCCTTCTTCGCCTTCTTCACCGCCGATCGCGTGATCGAGAGGACAGCCGGACCGAATTCGAGATGATCTGGCAACAGCACCAGATATTCGTAAAACAGCGTAGCTGCTGGAGGCGAGTTTTCGTCGTCGGGGTCATAAGTCCCCCACTGATCGAGGCCAGACTTAATGACGTTCAGATCATCGATAGTCCACGTAACCAGATCCTTGCGGTCCTTCAACTTGACCTGCCAAGATCCGAGCCGATCCCACGTCTTGAAGTCGTCGGCACGGGCGAGGATGCCCTGTCCGTCTTCGAGTGGTGCCACGAGCATAAACTTCTTCTTACGCGAACACACGACGAAGTTCAATTCGTTGCCAAGTGGCACGTCGAAACCAGTGTGCCAAAACAGACCAGTCTTGGCATTGTCGAATGTCTCACATTCGGCACTCGTCCCCTGCAGCAGTTTTACGCGGGGAATTACGACGTCGGTGCTGTCGAAATTGTCGACGGAGTTCACCGACTTACCTTCCATCGCCGTCAGATATGAGGGCTTGCTGTCCACTACAGCGACTTCATTTTCCTTCTTCGTAGCCATTTCATCTATTCTCCAGTTGCTGTGTACCAACGCGTTTTACGGCCAGCGCCACGCCGATCACGGCCTAGGGATGGATGATCGTACGATCAACCTTTATCCCTGCCGTCATTACGATACGACGAGGTTTGTGATCCCAGTCGATCCACAAGCTGTAGGGCCTAGACATGTAAGGCCACAGCATATTCAGCCTGTCGAGAGTTTCTTTCATTTCCTCTAGGACTTCTTCAGCCGACATGCTGGCTGGGTTCTTGAGGAATAGCTCTGGTTGTTTCCTGAACATATCACCTCGCTTTCGGCGTATATTTGGACGAACCAGTGGTGTAATATGAAGAGAACTTGAAGATGTCGTCGGGCGCGTCGCGGCCCTGCCCCAGCGTGTAATCCTTGAGGAAGGACGACAGCGTGCCAGCATTGACAGTCTCGGTGATGAGTTCACTGGCACCGTTGCTCCGCAGCCATTCGAACCCGCGCGATTTGTCGAGAATAGAAGCTGAATATTTGATGACAGGATAGAAGCTGCGACCAAGTTCAGGTATCCGAACTTGATCCATGCCGAACTTGTCGATGACCGCTGGCACCAAGAATTTGTCGAATTTATCCTTAACGGCATAGAGTCGCTTACGCTGGTAGTCTAGCGCCTCGTATTCGTCTTTGATTTTTTGGAAGGCAGAACAGGTTTGGAAGACGTCGCCCTCTTTTTCAGTCACTTCGGCGAGGGCCTCGATTTCTGTGATTTTTTCGGATAGTCCCGAAACTAAATCCAACATTGTCGGCATTTTTGTGTTCCTTTTTGTTTTGCTGTTCGGTAGTGGTGCCCCCGACCTACCACGTTGTAGGTCGGGGGCTATCAGCGCTATCAGGAGACTAGGCCATTCGCGCCGATATTATTCTGCTGCTTCCTTCTTGACCGCGCCGATCTTGACGCCGTCCATCGTTTCGATAGCCTCGGTGATGTCGCCGAGAAATTCCGCCGGAGCCTTGTGAATTTTCTTGTTGGTGTCGTAAAGCGCCAGGCGCTTTTTCGCCCGAGAACGAAGCATGTTGCCGATGGTCATCCGGAGACGTCCAGGAGCATTAGGCCGATCAGCCTGCTTCCGGTAGGCGCTGCAGTTGATGTTGTTGGCTTCGGCGAGATTGAAGAGCTTTTCAAGGTTCAGGATCGGTTTGCCGACGGCTTTGCCTTCCTTGTCGGCGGCCTGATCGAATGCCTGCTCCGTGATGAACTCGCTGAGCCAGTCTTCCGCGCCCTTGTACTTGCCCTTATACTTGTCCGGGATGATGCTCTTGCTCTCGGTCTGTTCAGCAGTGTCGTTCATTTTTATTCCCTTTTCTTCTGGTTGAATTGGAGGTCCGCGCCTCTCTGTCTCTACCCAACTACTATACCACTGTCAGCACCCCGTGTCAAGTCCTACTTCCACATGCGAGACACTGATCCTTCGGTTCCTCCCACGTACGGCAAACTTACAGACACTCCGTTCATATTCTTCAATATGATCCCCTTAATGTTACTACTACGACTACATTTATAGTCATCAATTTCTGTCATACTAGTGGTTGTTGGCTCCGGCGTAAGGGCTACTTTATCCCTAAGCCCTAGTTTGTGGATGCGAGTAGCTATCGAACCTCTGGACCTACCCGGGAGGAATACCTCCATGTGCCTACACGACATGTTTGCTTTTAACATATCGATCAATCGTGCATCCTCGTCTTGGGTCCAATAATAATACGTCATTTTATTCCTCCAGTTTACGCATCACATCACTCAGGTATCTCTGGCATTGTTGAGGGTCATCAAACCTTAGAAACCTTACCCTTGGTCGCAGCGATTCTTCCCCCCACTGGTTCCTCACAGTACCAAATCTAGTATGCGACGTAACCTCGGTAATCCTGCCCAAACACATTCTAAATACAGTACGAGTTATTTCGTAGCCGTACTCAGATTTCATGAAATCTCGATGCATGGCGTCTAATGATACATATTTTTTCCAGGGTCCTTGCCCTTTATAGTCATAGCCTTCCTTGTAGTCAGCATAACTAGACAACTGACGCCCTGCGGCGCATCTTACCTGCCACCATGCCCCAATAGCTATTACTGCGCGACGGGTAATCGGGTCCACCAGTTCTTTCTTCGTCAGAACTTTACGAGAAACAACTTTTACTTTTTTTCTTGACCCGCCAGCGCTAGTTATTCGCCAACTGCCCTGTCTAGTCCCTGATGGGACTTTATATCCAGACATTGATCATAGTCCTTAAACTTAATTAGTCTTTTTTTCTGGCCGTTTATTCGCCGCACAACGTAAGTTATACAGTCTCCAGCGACCATATTAAATATCGTCATGAACCCTACTTTGTTCATGTCATTAAACAAACCGGCTGGATATTTAGATCTGGCGTGAGCCAAAAACTCTTCGGTTAGATCCTCCGATGACACTATGGATTTCCACGGTACACCGGGCCACTCGCCGCCATACACCTGTAGATTTGGCCGCGTGTACCGAAACTGCTGCCTGTGTTTCAATACTTCGTCCCACCACTTCTCTACGAATGCCCTCTTAGTTATCCTTGTTCTAGACATCTAGAAATCCTCACTACTGTAGTCGTTATCAATCCGGGTTTCTTCACCCATTGAAATCACTGACATCATATTTACACCAAATTTTTTATTTATGTATGCCAGCAACATACCCAAATCAGGCATTCTGTATAGCCTGACGCGTTTTATTATTTTCGAGTTCTTCCTGTCGTCGTAAGAATTCACTGTAATTCTTATAACATCATTTAATGACATGCCACGTACTATAAATGAATTTATAATCTGGTACTCATTCAACATATCGGCATTTTTTAAGTTATTAAGTCTGACGTGTCTGGTGTAATCCTTTACTAACGCTGTCATGCTTACATAGTCTGGCCACCCATCACGATCTATGTGTTTATTCATTCCCTCTTTTGTAGCATCGTACCAATTGTCGTGACATTCCTCTGCTATCGGGTGTTCTCTGGATACCATCGCCGCCAGCCACGCATCGAACGGGTCCCAACTACGTTGCACCATTTCAGTCTTAGCCGCAGTCATCAAGGGCGATCGAATAAGCCCTCTGTCGTACTTTAAATCTAGTAACCAACGGTGAATTTTAGACAGGTTTTCTGTGGTAAGCCACTCTAAGAATGGTATCCAATATTCTTTTTGTTTCACAGCGCCACATTTATAAGGTGGCACCTTTATCACAGTATATCTTCTGTCCTCCATGCCGTCTCGAATGTTCATAGCGTCTTCGGTGTCATTAGATGTAAAACAAAACCTAGAGTGATTTGGCTTGAAATAGGAATCTATACCCTTCGGTTCCACTCGACGCTCCGGATCTGTAATAAGTGCTTTTAGCTTGTTAGCTATTCCGCGTTGGCGATTGTTAGTAGCTTCATCACATTGTGTAAAAATCTTGTTATCAAATGCTACGTTGAAATCCTTCGTTATTGACTCCACGTTATTGGTGGTTGCGGCGTGCTGGGCACCGATGATTTTATTTATAATCTGATGCCCTAAGAATGACTTACCGGCTCCCTGTTGCCCTACCAGAACCAGAGCGGTGCCACATTTATCTCCCGGATGCTGGAATATGTCAGCAATCCAAGCAATAACCCAATCGTATTTTTCTTCGTCTCCATCACAGATAACATTTTTTACATAATCAAGGAATTTATAAATATCATCATCAGATACTGCCCCTTCCCATGGGGCGATTGTGCACCCGCACCACTGATTTACTTTTATCCCTTCGCGTGTGTTCACTAGGGGATCTTGTCCCGGTTCGAATGTTATGCCCGCTATTCTGAGAGTGGATGGCATGTGAAACAGTAGATCGGCCAATAAGCGTTTTTTGCCGCCGACCGAAACGAACCGATGGCCATAGCTATTTATAAACGACTGACGAGACATAAATGGGCGAACAGCACCAGCTCCTGCCGCATCCATATCAACAACAACACCGGGACCCTGCCATATAGAAAATCGAGTAGTGAATTCCTCAATAGCGGCAATATCTTGGCTGTCAGTAAGCAATATATAAAGTTTTCTAAGTACACTATCATCACCAGCTATCTTAGCAATGGTAGTGCCACCTGTAACCGGGACATCCCTTTCGGCTTTATCCCATGTTCTTATAAATGTCTTAACTCTAGCCACTTTGTCTGATGGATCGTCTTCGGCTACCTCCATCAATACTTTTAAAAATAAAAGACTGTCGTCCCGATCCATACAAAAAACGTTTTGTGCATTTTCCTCGTCTATTAGGCTTTTACCAATAGTGTAAGCTTTATGTAAAAATCCAGATAGGGCCATTACTAAATCATTACGCACGCCCTCCATGAACAGGGGAGCTAGGATGGCTATAGCTCCACCTAGTCGGACGGCACGCAGCAGCACCTCCGGGGTAGTCACGGATACAGACGATCGAGCGTCAGATATGTTGTGCCATTCATACGGCTCTCCCTCCGGATGGATGGAGCCGGGCAACATCGAATACTCTCCACGGGTTTGTGGTCCGCCTCTTAATTCTACTTTAGCTTCATCAATTTTCTTGATTGTGTTCAGGATGGGATAATCAGCTGGATCGAAACTTTCTAAACTCTTAAGCGAATATATACGGTGTGTCTTTGGTCTACTCGGTCTTCCCCATATATGGGAACACTGTGGAAGCAGACGATCCAGCGCCGCCATTAAGTAAGGGGCATCGGAGTCGATGTCGACATCCACCAAATTCGAATGTAGGTGGACACCTAGGTTGTCGTCGGACACTGCTAATTCGTTTATCAGTTCATCCGATTGGTGCCTGTTATTCGTCTTTGGGTCCCAGCCCTTTGAAGGATTTTTTTGGCCCTTTGGAGCCTTAACTGCAAAACCCCCGCAATTTCTTAAAAGTTCTATCGATATTGCGCGCTGATAAGAGAGCACACGGTTGTCTTGAGCCGGTTTGTCTGACATAACTGTCCTATTCGCTGACGCGATTTTAAGTGGTTAATTTTAAAGTAGGAAGTTCTGTCGCCCGTTTATTTTTTGATTGTTTTTGCACAAATAGTCTCCTGCGTGGCCTATTGCATAACCTTTGACTACAAATCTAGTATAGCATGCGGCACGCCCTCTGTCAAGTATTATTTCCGCTTATCTACCAATCCTGGACGCGACTTTCATAGCGGCACGCCATCCTCGTCCCGTTCCACCGGCACCACGGCATAACCGGCGGCACGGAGGGCATCTAGAGCCGCTTGCGCCTGCCTCTTAGTGGCCTCTCTGTTGAATTGGAATGCCCTGCTATTGGTTCCGGCCACAAAACATTCAGGATTAGTTGCCCGCGCCATCACCTCGATAAGATGTTCGTCAGTCATCGGCGTTGCTCCTGATTGCATCCAAATATTCCTCCCAAGCTTTCGCATAAGGACAATACGACTGGTAATCCTTGGCTTGCGGACATTCTTTCCATATACAATCACCATCGCG